CAAGCGCAAAGCCGATTGTGCCCACAGGCGGCATGTCGGAGAGCAGATCGGCCTCGTAGTCATAGGACTGAGCGCCCGGTTCCGGTGTGTCGGCCAACAGATCCCCCTCTGACGGGTATGTCGTGAGACCTCTACCATCGAAGGGCTGCCACTGTCCTCCCGCGCGCTCCCAGAAATGTTTGGAGTCGGTGGCGTAGCCGAGCGCTCCATTGGCCGGCGCGGCGCTCAGTAGCGCGGCCTCAGTCGCGTATGTGGTGACGCCGCCACCCCCACCGCCAAACGTCTTCTCGCCCCAATTCGGATTCCCGATGCCGCCGACCAACTCGTAGACTTTTCCATCGGAGATGACAGCGACCCACATCCCTACTTTACGTTTGCTGGAAGGAATCGCGTCTCGAGCAGTCAGATCAGCTACAACGCGCCAGCCGCCAAGTTGATCGACATCCTCAACGAGGGGAAACGTGCCGGCGTTCTTGGCACGGAGAGTGTCAATAATCGTCACCGCCATATCAACTCACTTGAACCGTCGTAGCACCAAGATTACTGTTGGTACTACGGTACAGGTCATAGTTTTGAGTAACCCCATAGATGTTCGTCACCGACACTGTACCAACGAAATCGAAGCCGCCTTCAAAGCCGCCCACGGTGAACGTCGGCGTACCATAACTGGTTGGCGCGGCAAAGTAGATATGCTCACCAACATTGGGCGCGACCGTGAACGTCACGGCACGACTCGGCAGCAACGGTTGATTGGCCAGCCCTTCGATGTCGGCCTCAGTCGAGAGCCCGGCAACTCCGATGCCGTAGAACACTCGCGGTCGCCAAGCGGCGGACGTGGCACGAGTACCGATCTCGCCGCCCTCGCTTGCCGCCAGATTCCAGGTCACGGTCGCGTTGTTTGCCGTCTTGGCGTAGGCGTGCAGATAGGAGAACGCTGTCGGAGTCGTGCTCACGTCGAGCACCGGGTTGCCCTGATCGTCCTGCACGAACGCCGTCTCGGGCGTCCGATTGTAGCTGGCCGAGAAGGCAGGATTCGTGAGTGTCTGCCCGACCTCCTGCGTACTCGGCCCTCCGAATGCCGAGACTGCAAACGACGCAACGATGTAGCTTTGCTTGATAGGTCGAAACGCGGCGACGCTCCCGACCTCGATCACGGCGTAGCCGTCATTACCTGTCACGGTAGGGAGGCCGCCAGCGGTTCCGAGCTTGCACAGCGAAACCAGCGAGAGCTTCTCGGTTGTCGGCTTCAGGACAATGCGGGCCATTCAAGCCTCACAAGCGAGAGGGCGGGCGCAGATTGTGTCTCCGCGCCCGCCTTCACAACTTCAGATCAGACTACAGAGCCGGGAACTGCGCGGCCTCGTCGAACGTGTAGAAGATGCTCTGCTGATACGCTCCGTACTGGTAGCCCAGGTACAGATCGCCGGTTTGAGCCAGGTACAGCCCCTTGTACGCCGCCAACACGCTCCCGCCCCACGGCACTGACGCAGGAATCGTGAGGGCGTTCGCCAACTTCAACTGTTGTGTGGTCGGGGCCGTGTCCTTGACCGTGTACGCGGTTGGGATCGCAGGGAATGTGAACGGGCTGGACGACCAGTTTTCGATCTGGATGGCCAGGGGGTACGCCCCAGTCACTAGCGCCTGGATGAACTCGTAGACGTTGCCAGCGCCCACGTTCTTGACCAGGCCAGAGGCCCCGTAGCTGCCACCGCCGCGTGACTCGCCAACCGAAACGATCACGCCGCTAACGTCCCCGCCCACCGGGAGAGTAGCCGCGACGATCAAGCCGGCAGTGGGGTTCGCGCCGCCCACCATCACGAGCGGCGAAGGGATGGGATTGGTGTAGCCGACCAGCCCAAACTGTGAGGCCAGGATCGCCATCAGTTGCGCGACATGCTCCTCGTCCAGCTCGCCCACCCCCCAGGTCAGGAACGCCTCATCGAGCCGCCTGCTCTTGGTGCGGCGCACCTCATGGATTTGCAGCGAGTTGATCTCGTGCTCCACGACGAACGCATTGATCTTCGCCGTGAGCTGACTGAGCGTCAATTCGGCAGGTTGCATGGCCAGGTCAAATTCCAGCATCAGTTTCATGATCGTTCTCCTGCGAGCCGGGCTCGCGTTGTTGTTCTATCGTCTGGAGCCAACGCTCCGGTCAACCAGGCAACCGCCCGGAGATGCGCTAGGTCAGGTCAACGAAATTCACTTCCCACACGAGATCTGCGACCGGCCATCCCAACAGCTTGCTGTCCGCCGTTGTCTTGACGGTCACCGATACCTTGTCGCCGTCCGCGTAAACCTTTTCGTCGCCCTCGTCGGTGTCGAGCGTGATCTCGATCAGCATCCGACCTTTGTTGAACGTCGGAGTCCCGGTCACGACCGGAGCATCCACGTCCGCATCAGTCACGACCTCGGCGGTCGAAATGACGGGCGCGAATGCCGCCCACTCGGCAACCATGCCTCCCGTGTCTTCGAGCGATACGGCGAATTGCCGTTTGAGTGTGCCCACGGCAGCGGCGTTCGCTTCCGCGATGTCGATGTCCACCGACTGTGCAGGGACGGCCTTGAGGAGCAGCCTGCCCGACAACGCCTGTGTCAGACAGCGCGAGCATTTGCTCTGCCCGCCTGTGCCGGTCTCTACGTCCCGCAGCCGCTTGAGGATGCCGCCAGTGTGGACCTTGCCGAGCACGTCGAGGTCTTTCAGATTCTTTGCGATGAGATGCAACATGGTCAACTCTCCTTACGACAGCTTGATCGGGATGATTTCGGCTTGTTCCACGAGCGGGCCGGCTTCGGTCATACTCACGATCAGGTAAGTCGTGCCCGTGCCCGTCACCTGACCGTAGAACTTTGCCTCGTTGTCAGTGAGCACTTTGGCGGCCGTCGAAGCAGCGCCAGCCAGGAGTTGCCCGCGCTGTGCGCCAGCGACGAACGTGGCGGTCGTGGACGGCGTGACACACTCGGGCTCATCCCACAGCGAGCACTCGAAGAGAAGTTGCCCCTGTACGTCGTGATCGTGTTTGTCTTTGACTTCCCAGCCGAATGCTTCCGTCCCTGTACCGCTTCGACTGACCGTTTCCTTGTAGATATGAACCAGCATGGTATCTCCTTGAACTTGGGTGTCAAACTACACTTTTCTGAGCCGTATCGCAATCGTGCGAGTCACTTCCTCAAACGATGCCAGGCGTAGACTGTTCGCACACCGCCCGCCTCCGCAGCTACGAACCGAAGACGCAACCTGAAGCCTGGCGGGAACCCTACCGTGCCTTCAGACACGATCTGATCGATCTTGCCGCTCGGCGGGATGTAGACCGTCTCGCCAAACTGCCCGACCGATGTTCCATCTGGAGCGCAAATGTGCAACTCGGCGTAGTCGCCGGGTTGGTGATTGGTGACCTCCATCCCAGATCCTTGAATCTCCCGCGTCTCGGGAAACGTGAGATCGCCGTCTGTTTCCTCGCCGGCAGGCGCGTCGAACATGATGCCGGTGACGCACATCTTGCGCCCCTGTTTCCCCGGCAACATGGCTACATACAACGTGCCATCGGCGTCGATGGTAGCCGGTTTCTTGGCTTCATCGGTGATGTAAACGGGAGCAGGCGACGGTGGGGCGTCGGGCCTGTCGTAGTCTTTCCGTCGAATCGCCATTGGCCACCTACCCTATTTTGAGAAGCGTCAGGATGCGCTGATACGCGGTCGCGGTCGCTCCCGTCGTGCGCCACTTCACTTCGATCACTTGTCCTGCCGCGACGGTCACCACCGCTTGCGTCGAAAGCGGGAACACACTGGCCTGCACTTTCATATCAGTCACCGTCAATCGACACTCCGATTCATTCACCTTAGAACCGTTCGCGTAGATAGAAACGTAGAGACTTTGCGTCGCAGAGTGTGCCACCGAAGTCGAGAACATGACGAGATACGTGCCGGCACCTGGCGTGAGCGTCATGCTGTCAATTTGCGCATCCGATGCGCTCGCTGTCGTGGTCGAGCCGGTGGCCGAAGCCGAGGAAGACGAAATGCTGGCGCTGTTCGTGGTCGGTCCCCACTGATTGCTCGTCGTGTTGTACCCGAGCACCTGCCCGTTCGTCGCGCCGGCTTGCGCCAGTTGTTTCGGGTGTAGCTTTCCCGCCATGCGCCCCTCTTAGAAGGTATCCATGTCGACGTCGATAGCGTCGGTCGCTGCCAGTTGGAAGCCGGCAACCGAGCCGTTCCACCGGAGCGTGTCGCCAGCGGCAACCGCGCTGAACGCCCGCGCCGTCGTGCCACCATCGCCCGAGAAGTAGCAGCACACGCCGACTTTCGTGCCGTTGCCGACCGAATAGCACACGCCATTCACGGTCACGGCAATGCGCCCGCCGAGCGCGTTGGCACTTACGACAGTTGTTGCCGTCGCTTGATCGCCATCGGCCACGGTCACGCTCGCCGTCATGTTCTTATTCGACGGTGTGACTACAGGAACCGCGTGAACGTGGTTCGCGCCAACGAGGTTCGCCGCCGAACCCGCCGTGTTGGAGGTGCCGACGTTGACAGGTGTTCCGAGCGTGACGCCGAACCGCGCATCGGAGCGAAGCATGGTAGTAGCCGAGCCGCTGTCGGCTGTCGTGCCGCCCGAGATCCCGACGCTCGGCGCTGCCGTAGACACCTGATGCTTGTGATTGGCGCGCGGGATCTTTTGCCCGTTGCCCGCATCGGCCGCGCCCGCGTCAGTAGCCGCGAGATCGGTTCCGAGAGCGTAGTTGACTTGGAGATCGTCGGTGTTCGCAGTCAACCCACCCGAAGTGGCTTCGATCACGAGGTTGATCGTGCTTCCCGACATCTGCAAGCCCGCGCCAGCGGTTACGATCCCGGCCTTGCTGAACAACGTGAAGGTCAGGGATGTAGAGTTGAGCGTGATCGGATTCGGTGTCGAGAGGATGTACCCGCACGTCTGATTTGCTGATCCTTCCTCGACGTAGGTGTAGACGCCGCTCGTGACTTTGGCCGACGTGTCGGCGTCGGTCGTGCGCGTCAAGGTCCAGGGGGTTGTCGGAGAACCTACGTCACTCACGAAATAGAGCCCGTTGTTCGCGCCGGTGCCCTCATTCTTCACCAGGACGCGCTGATTCAACGCGATGTCGGTCTTGCCGTCGATGCCTACGACGTTGATTGAACCGCTGACAGACGCCGTGAGGATGTTGCCCGTGCGCGTGTTGGCCGGCAGGGCCGCTGCCGTTGCCAGGCGGCATGATTGCTTGACGTCGAGCCCCTGCACCGAAGCGTCAACGTATCGCTTGTTCGCCACGTCCTGATCGTTGTCGGGGTCTTTGAGCCCGGTGATCTTCTTGTTCCCCACAGCCCAATCGGAAGTCAGCGGGTTCCCGCCGCCCGCCACAATGACGGACGAATCGACCTTGCCGGACGTGACTGCATTATCCGCGATCTTCGCGGTCGAGATCGCCAGGTCTGCCAGTTGTTTGCCTTGGATTGCCATCAGAATCTCCTACAGGGCCTCGAAGATGAAATCAATTCGGTCTGTCACGCCAAGTTGAAACCCGGCCACAGAACCGTTCCAATAGAGCAAGTCACCTGTCACAATCGCGCCTGTCGCTCTTGCGGTGAGCCCACCGTCGTGACTGAAATAGCACGGCACGCCCGCCTTTGTCCCGTTCCCGATTGGGTAGCCGACGCCGTTCACCATCACGACGAGCCAGGCGTTCACAGGCGGCGCGGCAAGAATTGGCGTGATGCACGCGAGGCTGTTGTCGGCCAAGGTGACGGTCGCCTGCATCCCGCGATTCAGCGGTGACAGTGACGGTGCGTAGCCACCAGCCAGCCGGTCGAGCACCCATCGCCGCTGCGCTGCGGCTTGATCGTTGGAACCGATGCCGATGTTCTCGACACCGTGCGCCCCCATGTTGATGTCGCCGGCCAGGGTCGCGCCAGCCACTCGCGCTTGTTCCAGCGTCGTGACGTGCGGGTTGTTCACATCGACAAGGTGCGCGCTGATAGCCGAGAGGTTCAGCCACGAAACCCAATTCGTGTTCGCAATCCCGCCCGTGAGCTTGTAGACGAGCCCGTTGGCGACCACGTAGACGGGCATCCCTTCTTTGCGGCGAAGGCTTGGGATCAAATCTCGGTCTGTGAGCGTGGCGACAATGTGCCAGCCACCAAGAATGTTGACGTCCTCCACAACCGGGAAGCTGCCGGCATTCTTCGGGATGATTGTGCTGATGACTTCAACAGGCACTACAGCACCTTCACATTCGTGAGCCCGAGGTTCGGATAGTCGCTCTTCCAGAGCCCATAATTCTGAGTGCCTGAAAGGTTTGTCACCATCACGGTCGCCACCTGGCTGAAGCCACCAACGAACCCATCGACCACGAACACCGGCGACCCGTAGGTTATCGGCGCGGCATAGTAGATGTACTCTCCGACGCCTGCCGTGACGTTGAACTCCACTTGACGGCTTGAGCAGAGAGGCTGATTCGCCAGAGCTTTGATGAACGCCTCATCATCGGCACCTGGCAAGCTCGCGCCGAAGTACAGATAGTTCGTGCCTGTGATCGACTGCCGGATGTCGAAGATGAATTCATCCGAGGTTTGCGTGCCGTCTGCCGGCTTGGTGATTCGGATCTCGCCGCCCCACACCCCTTGCTGCAAGTCGCCAACCTGCCACTGCACCTCTGCGATGCCGTTGACAGGATCGGTGAGCACAGCGGTTCGCACGAGCGGCGTGATGTAGCCGATGTGCGCCTCAATGACCCAACCCGTGATGTTGACTCCCGAGAAGTCGAGAATCATAGGCTCGGTGTCGTTGGCGACAAGTTGCACAGTCGGCGGCGGCGGGCGGATCGGTGTCTCGGCGACGCTATGCAACAGGTTGAACGGCGAGGTCGGGATCACAGGATCTCGACTGCCATCTTTCGTGAGCCAAACATCATAGGCGAACAGGCCGGGAAGTGCCTGTGCGAAGTCGCCGGGCTCAATCAGGAATGTCGCCATGCTGCCAGAGATAGATCCCTGTTTGACTACGCGAGGCCAATCCTGACGCGGCTTCTTCTTGATGGTGAGCAGCACTTCGGTGCCGGCGCTCGACAGGTCTACCGGAGCCCCGTTCTGGCCGACGATGTTCACTCGCAGCTCCACGTCGGTGCCCTTCGGCACGTTCAGAGTCTTTCGTGGATCGGTGGGTACGCCCGCTTTTGGCGGCGTTCCGTCTGCCAAGATGCCGGTGAGTGTGATCCGCATGGCTCGCTATTCTTCCTCGGGGGGCACAGTCTTTTCGGTAATGGAGGCTTCTTCCTCCGATACCTCCCGCAGCATTTGATCGTAGAAGTCCGAGCTGTCCGAAAACCAGACGTTTGCATCGACGTCCAATACGGCAATGGCGCCGTCAGCCGTCACAGTGTACCGCCAATATATTTTCACAATAGCCTCCTACACATATTCGGCCGAAGCGGTCCAATGGAATCGACAAATGTTCGGGGATGCGGGCGTGTAGGACGGAGGGCCTTGGTTACTGAGAAGATTGAATCCTCTTCGACTGATGTTCGACACTATTATGGCCCGAGTGGCAGCGCCGCCGACGTCGTACACGGTGTTCGCCGAACCGACAACGGCCGAGTACACGGCAACGCTCGGGGGTCTCGATTTTTGCACGAGGAAACGCGGGGGAACGATAGGCAAGATTTGCCCGTTTGCGATTGCGATCGGTAGAAATACCGTTTCGTGTATCGACTCATTGTTTGAGTATGGAGGGGGGTAGCTCGCTACTGCCGTGTACCAATCGGCAGCCTCAAAAGATTTCTCGAAAAACGCCATGCACAGCCCTAGCTCTTCTCTATACACGCGAGCACACCTCACCCACGGCTGCACGAGCGCACCCACTGCCAACATCGCCTGCCGGATCTGCACGTACTCAGAGGCGCTCGTGGTAGCGAATGTGTAGTAGAGCTGAATCGACACGCCGGAAATGCCGGCGCGAAATGCCGGAACAACCAAAGAGAACGTCTGCCAGCTCGTCGTCAGCGTGAAGGAAGCGAGCGCGTCTTGCTGGTGAGTGGTGGGGTAGTCCGGAGTGGCGGCAGACGGGTTGAAAACGGTGGCCGACGCGACCCTCGCCGTGATTGTAGTGGGGCCTCCCGACGTGCGCCGCGCTTTGAATGTGAAAATTGTCGGCTGCCCCGCCAACTTGCTCATGTAGTCGCGATTGATTTCTTGCGTGGTGTAGTACGTTTTCGGCACCGTGCCGCCCGTACATCGTACGGCTATCCCTTGCAAGTCTCCCGACCCGTCCCGTTCGACGGACGAGAGCACATAAGGGCCACTATCGCCACCTTGAACCGCAACGGTAGGGGCGTTGAACGTCGACCAGCGATCCGCGTGAAACCCCACCGCCCGCACATTGGTCAAACTCAAAGTTGTCCTCTCATACCGTTGAAAGAAATCGAAGCCGCCATTCTCGATGTAGTTCTGAACGGGGCGTAAATCGACATAGGCTTTCGTCGCAGCATCTTGGGCCAGCGCCGGATCCGAAAGGTTCACCACGCGCTTCGTGTTGGCGTCCAAGTCGGACGCGATGAGGGTCAAGGCCCCGGACGAGGTTACTTTCAGAAGCGCGGTGCCAAGCTCATCTTGCCATTGCGAGAGATCGGCGGTTTGCGTACCGCTCCAACGCTTGACGATGTTTGCTACAGTGGCATCAGCGGGCGAGCGAATCACTGAACGGTACAGCTCTTTCAGGTTCAGATCGAGGTTGCCCGCTGCCGTGAACCACGTGAGTGGCACACCGGCTTCGGTCTGTACCTGGAAAGGATCTGCCCCGCCCGCGTTGAACCGCTTGGCCACGAGCGCGACAGTTGCCGCGTCACCGGCCTTGAACACGTAGGGGACGCCTACGGTAGCGCCTGGCGTGGCGTTGTTCCCATCAAACCGATGGGCGTTTAACATTCCACTGGAAGGAGCACCATAAAGCATGTACGCACGGTCAATAGGGGTGATGTCCGCGCCGCCCACACCATCGAACCACACGTCGCGGTTGCCTCCGCTTACCGACATGATGCTGCCAACCTGGCGGCGGTACGAACCCGGGGAGACACTCAAGGTCGCGGTGTTGCTCACGTAGACAGGATCGCCTATCGCACCGGAGCCGAGGGGAACAGTTGCGATGCGCCCGATGTATCGGACCTTGGCAAGCTCGCCGGCCGACACGCTGAGATTGCCGGCAACGTCGCCTTCCACCACGCACAACAACTCGTCCATATTGTCGAGGGAGCTGGCGAGCGCTTTTGTGAAGCCGGGAACCGTTTCTTGGCCGGGCAAGCCGGCTTTGATGACTGCTCCGCTTGTGACGCGAACCACATCGCCGTGCGTGAGCACCCCTCCCGACGTGTTCTCTCCGACGAGGGAGCCGGGATCGGAAAGTAGCGCGTCGATGCGACGGAGAAGGGAATTCATCGCGGAGGCCCACCCGTCCGCAAGATCCACTTCAACCGTTTCGCCGGCTGCGGGAATGCGCTCAAGCGTCTTGAGTTGTCGGATTCCAACGATGGCCTTATCGATCTTCTCGTCTGGCAGGCCGAAGTTGACGATCAACTGAAGGAGGTACGAACCCTCTTTCTTTGGTGTGAACGTCGGGTTTTCAATGTTCGTCGCACTCAAGGAATCGACAGGGCCGGGCGGCTGATCGAGGATCGACCACAAATATGTCAGCTCGCCGAGGTTGTCGTCGTTGGAAAGCTGCACGAGTGCGTTAATCGGCAACGCATCGTTGCTTCCGGGTGTGCCATTGATCTCAATGCGAGCTTGCGTCATGGGTATGTCTCTCTGTTACAGCATCATGTGGCCGACGACTTGAAACGAATTAAGAGTAGCGGCTCCGTTTGCGACGCAGTAAAGTAGGAATTTCCAGTAGGGTTGCCCTATGGCGACCTTCACTTGTGGCGAAGCGTTCACGCCCGCCACCGCCGATTGAATGACAGAATCCACCAACCCGGTTGCGGACAATCCTATGGTCGCTGTCTGAATAGTCCCCGCAGCAATCGCGTTCGCAACGCACAAAGGGGACGCGATTGTGGCGTCACCGGGGAAGAAATACAACTCGACAGAAACAGGGTTGTTGCTGATGCCCACCGCAGAGACCACCAATCCTGGCGGTGCGTGGAGCCGCGTCATAATCACAGGGATTCCCCCTGCTGCCATAGTGATCATGGCTGCGAATTGTCCGGTGCCTCCGGGGCAAAGCATCCGGCGATAGTCTACTATTGTGTCGGCATCGAGTGTTGTGATTGGCGCACTCCCCACATTGATGCGCGAAATTTTAGTGTAACCAGCGGACGGGCTCGGCTCCAGGCCCGGGTTTCCTGCTACTCCTATTTTGAGACTGAGGGCGGCTGTCGACTGTGCCGGATCGGTCACTTGTCCGATATTGTTGTCGAGACTCCAAGACAGGGTTTTATTAACGGAGGCGGGATCGAACACGCCTGTGCTGATGTTGAGGACGTCTCTGGAACTTGGTTCGCCCACCAAGCGGTTCGTTTTGACCTCAATGATGTCGATTCGAGTGTTGGGCGCCGACGGCGCAGCAGGCAAGTTGAATTGGTGATCGGCGTTCAGAGTGATGGGCTTCCACTGCGAAAGGTCATTCACTCCCGAGATGCCGTTGATGTCTGATGCCGTCGCTGGATCATAGACAAAACCAATTCCGGCCTTGACTACGGCTGCCATAGCCGGTGGACCTGCCGGTCTTGTTTTGAAACCGCCACCGACGAATCCGGTGATCGGGGCTGCCGCATCGTCGGGGTAGATGACTGCGCGACTCAAGAAGATTTGAGTGAGCACTTCGCGCAGAGTGCGATCGGATTCTGACACCAATCGGTTGATGTCGCTAGACGCCGGGCGCTCTCTCGTGTTGATGATGGTACGGTCAAAAGCGTTGTTTGCCATTATTGCCCTCTCTGTTCTACTGCTACCGCCGCCCCCGCCGCCACGATTTGACGAAGGGTGTCGAGTAGCCCTTTATACACGGATTGGAGTTGAAGGTCGAACCCATCGAAGCCCCCCTGAAGGAAGCCGAAGCCGAGATTGCTCGGCACGTCCCACGCACCGACGGAGCGTTTGCCACCAGAAGCAACGCTCATCAAGGCAGCCGCGTTGATCGCGGCGTCGTCCCACACCATTCCGGTGTCTATCAAGGGCTGAATCGACTCGACCACGACAACGATTCCGCCACGGAAGTCTGATTCGTCAAGCCATCGGTTGCGAAACGGATAAGGGTTGCGAGGATCGTCGTAGCAGAACAAATTCGGATCGTAAAGAGACCCGGAAATTGTTTGCGTCGGAGCGTCCCAACAGGTTTGGTAGGTGATTTGCCACGTCTCGATAATGTCGAAACCTGCGCCATACGTTCCGAGTAGAGTGGTGATCACACGAAAAAAAGCCTCGGGACTGACGGTGTCTGGCAGCGCTCGCAAACGAGCCCTGTAGGCGGCATCGGTTTCATTCACGAGACGCAACAATCCGCGATCGCTTCCGAGCGCATCGAGAGCGGCGTCGGTTCCGCCAGTCGTGTCCGTGGTTTGGGAAACGGTGATCGTGGTGTCTCCGTAGTCTGGCGCTTCGATCAACACCTTGATCGTATCGATCTCCCCCGGCAGCGTCTCCCCGGAAGCAGTCAGCACGCTCCCCTTTACGTTCCATTCGTAGCCCACGGAGATCGCTTGAATTGGCACGGAGAACGGACCCAAGTCGGTCGGCCCGAAGGCGACATCTTGCAGCGTCACGAAGTCTTGCCCACCGATACTGCACGTGACGGTCGAACCTGCTTTGACCACTACCGCGATCCCGTCCGGATGAGGCGACGGCCGAGACAAAAACACCGTCCCGGTCGCTTTTGAACCGCTCGCAGCCGTGGCAATTTGCGCGTTCTGGCCGGCAATTTCGATGGCGCGAGAGGCTCGGGCGAAAATTTTTGCGTAGGCTTGGAGGATTTCATATCCCGGCCCCGGAGATTTCAACGGCGCAAGATAGTGCTCGGGAAACACCCGATCGATCAGGTCCAAAAAATCCTGTTCCGTAAGGGCTACGATCGGGTTAGAAATCTCGGCCATTCAATCCTCACGCGAGCGAGTACGCATCCGGATTGGTCCCGGTGATGATCGGAAGATTGGTTTGCGCCGCGAGAGCGCTCACCAACCCGAGAGAAGCGCGGATCACTTGAAGCGGCTTGGCGACGATGTCTCCCGCCGGGCTCAAAAGCTCTGTACCGGTATATACGAGACCGGGAATGGTTCGTAACACCGCGCTCGCGTCGACGACGAGAAACGGCTTCCCTGGAGCTAACGAATTGATGTAGGTCACAATGGCGGCGCGGGCCTGAAGCGACGCGAGGTTGACATCGACTCCGGCTAAGAACGTGAGGGCGAGCTGCACAGGCTGCAAAATGACGTTGGCAACCGTCACCTGAACGAAAATCCCAAGCGCTCGATATTTGTTGAGAGCGTCGTAGACGGCGGACGTCAAGAGCTGACTTTGCAACTGATAGCGTGGCGGCACCGTGCTGTAGTCCGCAAACTGCTCTGTGTACGCGTCGGCGACCGACAGCAATGAAAACCGCGCCGGGCGCCCAAGCGAATCGATCACGTCGAACGCGCTCGCTTTTCGCACCCCTGGAACACCCAAAGCCGCCGCCTCAACGGCGTCTTTGGTGCCGCGTCGTGCGGCGGCAAAGAAACGTCGCGCCCTATCGCGAAGCGCCTCGTCCTTTTCAGAGTCGTCGCCACCGGCAGAGGCGAGAGGGTTCGTGACCACGAGATCGCTCGCGGCACTCGGAATCGTGCTCACGACGCTGTTGATCGAACCGATGATGACGTTTTGTGTGGCACCAGCGAGCACGCTGCGGGCTCCGACAACCAACGGACCGACGGTGCCGACCAAGAAAATAGAGTCTTCGATGGTTACAAATTGCACGCCTTGCGCCGTCTGCGCGATCGTTCCGGTCGGAATCGTGAACGTGGTCGGGCTCGCCACCGTGGTCGAGAACGACACGGACACGAACGACGCCGCCGCCGGTTTGCGGGTCATGCCGTATCGATCGAACACGAGACGATCGAGAGCCGTACCCGTAGCGGAATCGAGATAGAGAGCGGCCGACAAATCGGTGAGTTGGCCCACGACTTCGTCAGCCATGGCGGCGGCGGCAGCCACAAGAATGTTGGCGTCCATGCCGTCTCGCTCGACTGCTTCACGAGAGATGCGCGCGTTGCGCACGAGCACTTCATCGCGCCCGAGTCGAAACAAGTCATTGAACGACGGAAAGTCCGGCATGGCTGTCTCCTATAGTACAACTCCGGAGGTAGGTATCGGCACGCCGATCTCTATTTGTTGACCCGTGTTTTTCAACTGCGCCCGAACCTGCACGTATAGCACGTTATCGGTTGTGAGGGAGAGGAAAGTGTTCACGTTATTCACTTCGGGCTCGGCCAACACTTGCTGATCGATGTCGGCCTTGAGCTTCACTAAATCCCCGGACGGGATCGGCTCTTTCACTCGTAGCCCGATTCCGTAATCGGGGAGATGAAAGAAGTCTCCGGGCATAGTAATCAATCTACGAATGATCAGCTTCCGAAGCAGGTCCGAACCGGACACGTTTTCGTAGTCGCCGGACGCGCCGACCACAAGCGTGCCACCGATCAAATCCGGAGCGCTGACGGGAAGCGGCGGATTGGCGACGTCTCGTACTTGCGCGTTCTGGCTTGCGAGTTTCGCATCTGGTGTCGCGGTCTCTTCTGCTAACGCCCCCGCAAAATTCGCTTTTCGAGGAGGCAATAGGATCCCGCCGCCGGCGTCGCGTAGCGTCGCCGAAGATACTTGGTGAGCCACTAGAGCCGAGCCGAACGGCTGCAACACCGTCAGCTTGTAGACGGTCGGCGAGATTTCGTCGACGCGAACGACGTTGAAAAATTCAAGCGTGTCGAGACGCTGCACCGTCCACGTGTTCGGGTTGAAGGCGTCGCCCTCTCCCACTGACACCGTGTGAAGAGGCTCGGCCGACAGCGTGACGCGCACCTCGTTCGTGCTCAAAGCTACCGCCGAAACGAAACTCACGCCGACGACTGACGGCGCCGAGCCAAATCCTCCGGTGCCGTACGGGTCGAGACCCCAACCAAGTTGTAACGTCATCGGTCTCTCCTATAAAATCGGCGCCGTGATTCCGAGAGGAAAGGTCGCCAATGCTCCGGTTAGGTTCAAAATGTGCAAGCCAAGATTCGGCATACCCGGTGGCGGCGGAACCCCGCCGCTCACGATGTTCGTGAATGCCGCATTCGTCGACAGTTTGTTGTCGCGGTTGTAGTTCGCCGCCGCTTCGATGTCGGCCTTGACGGCAGCAAGCCCCGGTGGCGGAACAATCGCCAACGCACCGGCAAAGACCGATGCCGGCGGCGCGAGCGCTCCCCACCAGGCAAAGATCGCAGCCTGCAAAATAGTCGTGCCCATAGAGCCCGAGAGCCCGGCTAGCGCGCCAATCATCGCGGATTTCGCTACTGGCAAAATTGCCGCATTGATCGGGATGCCGTTGCACACCGCGTCGATGAAGTAGGTATTCCAAGCGTTCGTCCACCCTTGGATCGCAGCGGGCTCGGTAGAAAAGATGCCCATGCTCGCGAGCCCGTTGATGAGTGTGTTTGCGACCTTGCCCGGCATCTGTCACCCGTTCGGCATCTTGATCTTTGTGGAGTTGATAGCGGAATCCCATGCGGGGAATGCGGCGTTCGGAGCCAGTGGCGGGCCGGACGGTCCGGTGCCTGTCGAGTGGGTATGGTTATCGAAAATGGCTTTGATCCCAACAAGAGCCTTTTCGTAGAGATCTTGCAGATTCTCGGCAATGGTGACGCTCTTTGAGCCGTCGAGCATCGTGACTTTGGAATCGTCAGCTTCTACATCCCCGATACTGACATCCGGCGCATCGAGGAAGAGCTTGCCAGAACCAGTTACCTTGAGCCGCAAGCTCTTGTCCTTCTCGATCACGAGCATCACTTCGGTCGGATCGTCGGTAGCTTCGGTCGGGGGCGTATCGGCGGCAGACCACAGTCGCGCCACCACGACGGGCCCGTGTGCCGAGTCTCCCGACGGCACGACCACCACGAGATCGTCGTTATCTTTGATCTTTGCGTAGAAGCCGAAGCCCTGGCCGACGTAGTCTGCCGACACGCGCGCCGACATCGTTTCCCCCGTCGGCAAGAGCTGCACGTCGACGTAGACGCCGTGATCTTTGTCGACGACGGAGTCACCGAGAGCGACGGCGAGCGAGACCCACGTGCGCGGATCGATGCCGGGATACGACATCGCCATGCCCATGCGATGAACGTCCGGAGTGCGAGATATGCGGGTTTTTCTCATGTTAAATCTGCACCGCGAGCCTCACTCTGGAATCGGAACCAACGCCGGAGGAATCGGAACCAACGCCGGAGGAATCGGAACCGACGCCGGAGGAATCGGAACCAGTGCGGGCATGTCGTCTGGATCAGTGAAACGGGCTTCAACGTAGTTCTGGAAATCGAACTCGACTTTGGCTCCCGATTTCGAATCCCACGTGAATCGGACGTTGGCCACGCGGAACGTCTGTTGCAACTCCGTGATCATCTTCCGATTGGTGGAGACGAGCACGCGGGCCAAATGCTCGTCACCGAGTCTCGCCGCCACCTCTTTGACCTCTTCCTCGAAGCTCCGCGCCGAGTGCTGGTTCAGCTCCGAAATAATCGGCGGGTACGTCCCGAGACCTGAGCCATCCATGCGGATCTCGACGGGATCGCCAGGTCGAATCTTGAGCATGTCGGCATCTTGGTTCGAGCCTCCGAAGCTCGCCAGGTTCTTCGTCTCGCACGAGCCGCCGATTTCCTGGCGCCCGATTTCGGCGTGTAGAGACTTGGCGACTCTCAAGAGCTGATCCTGATTTTTGCAACCGGGGTATGCCACTCTCAAAACAGAGGTTTCGGCAGCTTCCCCGCTAGGGCCGACGGTCGTGGCTCGGGCTTCGATTTCCTCTTCGGATGGGTATTGCGCCTTGATCCATCTCTGCTTCACCCCCTTTGTAGTGTTGTCCGTATCGATCGAACTGACCTCGATTACAGGCACCTTGACGCCACCAATTTTGCGATCGAACTTCAACGAGGCAATGTCTCGACCGAAAACGAGTCGCCGGTATCCGAATGTTTCCGATTCTTTCACCGTTGGCGGATCCAAGTCTCTCGGGTGACCCCCTGAAAACGGAGTCGGGAAGCGAGGATCGAAAGCCTTGTCGAGACGGCGTTGATCGTAGAGATTGAGGGTTGGCCGGAGCCGAAGATTTGAACCAACAAAATATGGCACGGCGCCACACAAAAAACACCACTGAACGATTAGATCCCAAAAATTGATCCGCCCAGCCTCTCCTTTCGTTTTAGAGGGGGTTTTCGAGCCGGAGCTTTTCTTTGACGTCTGCTTTGTAGGGCCGGCGGCGTCGAAATTTGGACGGGTGAGATCCCCTTCGACATAGGGGGTCGGCACCTTTTTATCCGGCCATTCGCTTGGATCGATCTCGACTTGAATGCCCTTGCCGAGAGGGTGCAGCTCGTTCACGAGCCGCTTGATCACTTTGTCTAGCGGCTCGCGCAGATCGATTTGCTTCAGTGTTTTCTCAGTCGCGCTCGTATCGGCCAGGATCCCGCGCAAGTCGCGCCCCGACAGCTTCACGCGACTGCCGCTGTCGTTGTACTCAGTCACAATGTCGTCGACTACACCGGCTAAGAGCAGATTGTCGACGGTCGTTTGAGCAATCGATCGTCGGCGCCCGAGACTGGTGTGCCCCGTCATGCCAAAAGACCATTCGAGAGCCGGCACGGCGTCGAGGTGAATTGCCACGCCGATCGCTCGAACTGCACGCGGATCAATCGGGAAGTCTCGAAACAGAAATTCCAGCTCGAACGACCCGGCGTTGCGGTATCCGGGGATCTCGACGGAGGCGGATACCGGCACGAGCCCGACCACGACGCTCATGTCGTCTTTGCCAGACTTCGAGAGAATGAGAGGCTGTGGCACCGACGAGGGCTCCGTGTCTCCGGTTTTGTCTGCCAGCTCGTCCGCAGAAATCGGTTGGGCGATCGTGAGCTTGCTGTCGAAGCGGATCTGGCAGTTGACCACGAGACTCGGGTAGTAGACAGACGCAACGGAAATCGGGCTCGGCACGACTAGGTTCCTTCCGTTCCGAGTTTCGGCACCAAAACCACCGTGCCGGCATGGAGCCTGCTCCCGCTGATGTGATTGTACGTCGCGAGACGGCGCCATTCGTTCGCGGTGCCGTAGTATTGCGACGACACGTCGCGCAAGTCCTGTCCCTCGCGCGCCACGAACGCGGCGAGCGTGGCCTGTTGATACGAGTTGGCGAGCATCTCTTGTTGCTGGCGAGCAGCTTCTCGCTGCAACTTGCGGGCGGCAAGACGGGCCTTGCGTGTCTTCTCTTCCGAGTCGATTGCTTGCTCCTGAGTGACCGTTGAAACGTCGGTGACGGCACGCTGTGCCCGAGCCGGAATACTTTGAAACGCCGAAACGATCGACTGCGCCTCGTCTTTGAATGTTTCCAGAGTCGAAATGACCTTGCGAAACGTCTCCGGACCCGACATCGCCAGATTGACGAACTGCTGCGCCATCGACGAAAGCTCGGCGGCGGCATCGGCGATCGCGTCGATGGCGTTGTTCACGAGGTTGATAATCGACGCCACCATGGCGAACGCGTCTTTGATCACCTGCACGGCGTCTAAAAGCGCCTGAACGGCGTTAAGAATCTTGTTGATGATGTCGACGATCGACAACGACGTGCCAAAACCCACGGGCAAAACCAATTCGCCACGACTCGACCACTGAAACTCAATCGACCACTCTAGGTCTTCGCGCCGCTGCCACGTCTGCTCGAATTGCGTCATGATGCCGTGACGGGTGATTTCGTCCCATTTCACTTCGAGAAGCTGTCCGCGCATGCGAAACCCGTCGACCACCTTCGCCAGATCGGAAACGTCCCGCACTGCGGCCCCTTCATAGAGAGCCACGGCAGTCTGTCCGAACACGGGCAAACCGCTGTCCGTGGTAGTCTTCAAGAAGCGATCTTTCCACATGCCGTTGATCGTAGTCGCGTCCTCTTGCGTACCGAGCATTTGAATCGAAGCGATCGGATTACCGGGATACCACGTGAATTCGGCACGCATTTTTCCAGAGAGCTTGAGCGGCCTATAGGGGAGCGCCCGCCCCTGCAAGATCAGCTTTCGCCTTTCTCCGGTCAGCTCCTTAATCGACAATGAACTCGGGCTACCCATGGCCTATCTCACGTTCCCGAAAACAACGGATTGAACCCCTGGCCGATTTTTTTATCAGCAAGCGCGGCCAAGTCGTTCGAGAAAGCGACGGCGATACGATCGGGATCGAAACCCTCGGCGAAGGTTTGCGTGATGTCGAACTTGCTGCCACGGAAATCAATGTGGTTCTCCGGAGGCTTTTCGGCGGTGGCGTCATCCGTCTTCTTCTTGCGCTCTAGCCCGAGATCCATAGCCGCCTTGATTCCGGCTAGGCGCTCCTTCTCGGCAGTGAGGCGCGCTGTCTCTGCCCATCCCTTCTTCATCGTCTCAATCGGATGCGTGACGAGCTTGGTCCAGTGCGAGAACATGTAGATAATCGTCTGAATGACGTGCATGATCCCGTCCAGCATATCCCCTAAAGCCATGATCACGACGAAAACGGTCTGTGTGAAGAACTTGCCTATGATGCCCTCATCACCAAACACATCGAAAATGGGACTGAGCATGTCGCCAATGACAGAAAACCGAGCCATGATGGTTTCGATGAGCTGCGACATATGCGTGCGAATGCCCTCGTAGTTACTTCGAATCAAGCTGACGGCTTTCCATATGATAGTGATGACGAGCATCAGCAGCGCCAATGGTCCCGCCAGTCGCAACGCTGCCGTCGTAAAGCGCAGCAGCCCCGGCCACACACGACCAAGACCTGCGGTGATGCGCGCCCATATCGGCGTTGCTTTGACAAAAGGCAAAGACTCTCCCGACAACACTTTCGCACCTGAAAACCGGGCTACGATGCGCTCGAATAAAGACGTAAACTCGCCGGCAATCGCTCGTGGCGTCGCTAGTGCCCCTTTTCCTAATGCCGCAGCACCCCGCCCCAATCTGCCAGCAGACATCGGATCTATTGCCGCGCCACCCGCTTGACCAAGAAAGCGCTTGGCGAGACCCCCCGCCTTTCCTCCCCACGCGCCAAGCCCTTGACCCGTAGCTTTTTGGAGAAAAAAGTTGAGCATCATCGCCTTGCCGATGGCTTTGACGAGGTCGAGGTGCTCGCGCAAAAAGTCGCCGAACATCTTCCCGTACTCTCTGGCTTTCTCGATCCACTCCGGCAGCCTCTTCACCACGTAATCCATGGCGTCTTCAATGTACGGGAGAAGCTCCGTCACCAACACGAGTTGAATTTTTTCCCACCCCGACGCGATCTGCCGTTGCAATTTCTGAATTCGAGCCACGCTGTTCACGTGCTCGTCGGTAGAAATCCCCAGCTTGTCAAACTCGTCGATCTGTTTTTTGATCTCGCCTGGGCCCTCTTTGAGTACGTTAATGAGCTTTCTCGCGCTTTCGGGGGGCAGTCGATAGAGCTGTTGCAACTGTTGAATCGACAACTTGTGGGCTTGTGCCGACTTTGCGAGCTGCATAAATTGTTGCTGCGGCGTCTTCCCCGCCAAACCAAACTGCTTAAAGAGATTCAGATTCCCGCGCGTTGCGCCACCGAAACCGGTGGCAGCCATCTTCGCTTTATTGCCAGCCATGGCGAGACGGTTCATCGCCGTCACGGCTTCTTGCCCCGTGATCCCGGCATCCCCGAGAACGTCGATCAACCCCCCGGCTTCTTTCGCCGCCATGCCTGTGAAGTCACGAACTTTCTTTACCGACTCCAGAAAGCCGATCGTGCCTTTAATGGCGCCAACGGCGGAAAACGCCCCGGCAGCGGCTCCGGCCAACACGCCGAACGAACCGAGTACGGACGAAGCGCGATCAAACATGCCGGAAATGCGGCCGGCGGCTCCGGACATCGCCGCGAGCGGTTGCGACGCTTGGTCTACAACCGAAAATCGGGTAGAGACATTATTGACAACGTCAACCATTGGCGTTTGTCCTCATCGCGTCGCTCTCTTCCCGAAGCAATTCACTGACGCCTTCAGCCAAACTGCACAGGTCGGCAAACGTCATGTGCAAACAATCCTCAACCGGCTGATGCCCATACCTCCCGAGGAAGGCCACGAGGCGCCAGATCCGGCGCATGTGTTCGTCCACGCTCCCGAGTCGGCTCGTGGCGAGTAGGAACGCCCCGTAATGGACTAGCCCACCCGAACTTGCCGACTCGCCAGAAAATCCTCGACCGCTTCCTCCGGCGGCGCATGCAGCTTCGCGTGCGCTGTCATGAGAAGCTGTCGAACGGGTGGGCTCATCTTGCCAAAAGCAGCGTCGGCCGAGCCGTCGGCGATCTTCACGGTCTCCCCATTCACTTCCACGAGCGCCTGCTTCAACTGCTCGTACGCCATTTTGAACGTGTCGCCGTTCGACCGCTTGGCGCACATCATTTCTTCGTGTGCCGTGAGCTGCACGAGCCCGATCGTCTTGACCTCGTCGCCGAGAGACGCCGGGATCTCGTACACGTAAACCGGTCGTACTGCTTTCGCCGCTTCTATCTTTTCTCTGATCGCGTTTGCCATGACACCCTCCGTTTAAGTGAATGGCTTGGGTTACAGAATGCTGATGTCCGACGCCGAGAAGTCGAGCCCGACCGTGCCGTAGTCGGCGCGGCTGCCGAACGAAATCGGCACTTCGCCGAAAAACGCGTCGGAGATCATCACGCGAGGCCGGTCCCCGTTGGGGAAGTTGAGCGTCGCTTTGATGTTGATCTGAGTGCCCGGGGTGCGCCGCTTGGCACGGTCGATGATCGATTGGATCGTGCTGAACACGTCGCTGTTCTCGAAATGCAGCTCGACGCGACCGCGAACCCCGTTGAAGATTTCGTCGTAGCGGTTCGTCTTCTCGCCGAGGTAGCCCTCTTCCTTCAATTCGAGCTTGGCTGCCACCTCGAACGAGCGCACGTCGGTGACGGTGTCCTGCACATCACCGTCGACCACGAGTAGCACTTCAACTTCTTGTCCTTTAATGCGTTGGTCCGCCATTTTTCACTCCTCGGGCCACAGCCCGTGCAAAAACAAAAAGGCGCGTGAAGTGGCCGAAGCCTCTTCACGCGCCCTATCCCCTCACGAAACGCGAGGGTGAAGCCGTGATTCAGTGGCTAGAATGCCACTGCCGCACGAACAGAGTCAAGCCTACTTCGCGGTGACGTTCACACCCTCGCCCGCTTCCACCTGGAGCACAATGAAGTCGGCCGTCGCCAACGTGCGCACTTTCGCAATCGCCACGAAAATGCCCTTGGCTTCGAGATCCGGCGTGTTACCGCTCTTGTCGTCGATGATGTACCCGGCAATGCGCTGCGCCGGCGGGTTGTTAATCGACAACAGACCCGCGAGAAACGCATCCATTTCACCGACGATGGTGTCTTTGAGAGCCGGGGTCAGCGGCAACTTGGAGAACTGCACCAGCCGTTGCGACATGGAGTCTTCGAGGAAGTCCGCCATGCGCCGACGATTGATGTTCTTCTCGCCCGAAATGAGAGACGAAGTGATTCCGGATTGAATGATCGGCCCGACCGTGCGATCGATTCGCAAGGCCGCGACTCCGCGCTGCCGAAGCAACGTGTAGTCGCCGATCTGCAACTTGGTCACTCCGCGCTGCACGCCCTTCACGGGGGCGAGGATCTCGGGGATCGGCGGCGCCGCTTGCCCGGGGTTGCGCTCGGGAGCGAGCACCGACAAAATGCTCGCCATCCACGCGTCGAAATGCGTGTCGACGTTGCCGTCGGCGTAGAGCTTGCCGTCGGCTCCCTTCATGTTGAAGCCCACCGCCTCCGGAATGAAGGTGAGAGCGCCCGGCCAATCGTAGAAAATGCGCTCGTTGCGATTGGCCCCGACGCCCGGATCGCTGTCGCCGACCACCGTATCGATCGATAGGGTTGTCAGCTCCGGCGACACAACCGCCACTCGGCCAACGCCTTGCGTGCTCGCGGTGAGCACGTGCGACTTGAGCTTCGTTCGGATGTCCGAGTTGTGTCTCGCCGCGACCACGATGTTGACATCGCGGGCCGGCAGATCGTCGGTCAGCAACGCGTCAATCGCGGTCGAATAGAGCGCCGTGAGCTTCGCGTGACTCACGGCATTCGGAGCCTGCACATCGGCGTCGTACGCCAGCCCGGGAGACGTCGGCGACGTCTTCATGAGCAAGCCCGACAGCGGATCCCACGACGACGCGGTCGGCACGGGTGGAGAGAGAGTCGGGCCGAGAGTGATGCTCGCGGCGATCGTCGAATCGAGAGGCCGCGCCGGCAGTGTGTAGCCAGCGGCTTCCGACATCTGATGGTTGAGGCCGGTGTCGGCGTCGGTGGACGGATGAATGCGCCACGCCAGGCTGCCGCCAGACGTCGCCCAATCGAAGTTGATGCCGTCGATCATCTCGACAGTGAGTTGCGTCGCCGAGCTTGCGTCGGCGGCGACTCTGAAATTGCCGTAGTTCAAACCGGCTCCGGCGTTGTTGCCTTGCGCACCAGCCGCGCCGATGACTCCGACCACCAGAATGTCACCCTCTTGAACCGGTCCGCCATTCTTCGCCGTAGTGAACGCGCCGCCGGCAGCGGTGAAAAGTTGCGTCGCGGCGGGAGAGCCCGCCACGGTCACGGCGCCGTCGACGCCTTGCTTGTAGTGGCCGGCGTCCGTGAAGACCACGCGAGCGCCGAGACGCGCGCGGTTGGTTGACGATTTGAATTCGCGCCCCGCCGCCACCGTCGCAGCCGCGATCGGCACCGCCGGGGTCGGATTGGTCGAACCCTTGTTCGTCGGCAAGAATCGCGCGAGCCGCACGCCGAGAGGGGAGGCCAGATTGATCGGCACCAAGACGAGCCGCGAAAACTTCTTGTTGCGCAGCGCGATGAAGCCGTTGCCGCCCGAGATACCGGTGTCGCCGATCGTGGAGTCGAAGCCGCCCACCTTGTTGAGCATGTCCTGCCCGGTCAAAACCTCGACGGGGATCGGATTGGTGGAAACGACGCCGACGGAGTCGACAGACGTTGCGAACGTCATGTCCGCAAACTCACCAACGATGGCGACCGTGCCGACGCCGACACCGTTGATGCTGCCGGGAGGCGGAAGATCGACGATCACTACACCCTCGATTGCTGTGATGACTTCCACACCGGGGAACGACTGAAAGCGACGAATGAAACCAGCCACGACGGCCTCCTACAGTTTTGAACCTACCGATTCGGCAACGGCAGTGTACGTTTTTCCAAAGATTCTAGCAATCCTGCACCACAACATTCGGTCCTGTAATTACCACATCCGGACCGACCTCGTCCAAGAGTACCTTGGGCTTGGCGATCGGATACTCGAACACGTTCCCGACGGGCAACTGGCCGGTGATGACGAAAACCGCACGGCGGTAGCGGCGCATCGCGTCCTCTTCCGAGTCGATATACTGCATCGACTTCGGCTCGAAGACGGCAAGCTGCCCGTAGTAGTACGGCAACAAAACCTTGAACCCATACATGAAGTCGACCGGACTAAGGGATCGCTCCAGCCCGGCGACGATCTCCATGCGCTCTTTTGGATCGTTCGCCCAAATCTCCACGCGGAGATCGATGACGAACTCGCACGAACTCACGAGATAGAAATTCGAGGTGCCGATCCGATTCCGAGCGTTCGGCATCGACGGCGTCAAACGGCTAGCGTCGTACAACCCCGGCTCGGGAGAGTAGACAACCGCCGCCGGATACGCCGCCGGATCTTCCGGCTCGGCCCACGTCGACAACACTTTCTTGAAACGGATCTCTCGCCCTCCGGGGGCACGAAAGACGGACGTGGTGAGATAGTCGGCGAGCCCTCGCGTCAACGCCGTGCGAACATCGGTTTCGCGCACGTCCGTGACAGTCGGCGCCGCCTCGGAAGAGGTGACAAGCGTGGCGCGCACCTGTGCCCCGTCGCTCATTTAGGCTTCCTCCCGAGCGCCCTTTGCATCTCGGCATCGACCTCGTCATTCACGATCTTGACCATCTGATCCAACCCGCCCGACATCACTTTGCGCGCCCGCAATGGTCGGGTTTTCAACGTCTGCGCGATGGCCCACGCGGCGTCTTTCGCTTGCACGGCATTCAACCCGAGCTTTCGTTGCGCCCATCGTTCGAGACTGACTTTACCCTGCCGACTCACAGCGGCGGGCCGACGTCCGTACTCGATCACGGACGAATAGGGAGCGTCGTTACGAACCTCGGCGCCGTTCGGCAGCGGGTTCGATCGCCATGACGCGTGGTATCGACCATAGTTGAAAGCCCCTGTTTTCCCGCGCTCGCTCGCGGGTGGCGCCTCTTTCGTACGGTCCTGCATGACTTTCACACACCGAAGGGTTCCCGATTGCACCCCGCGCACTGCCATCGGAACGAAATTTTTCCCCAGGTCACGCATGTACGCCTGCCACTGCTCCAGAGTCATGTTGACGGTAATGGTCGCCATCACTCGGGATCCCCGTTGCGCGCCCGATCTTCGTGAGCCTTCTCTAAACGCAACTGCCACATGAAACGACCGGCGGCGTAGTGCGGCGCCGAACGAAGAAAGAAGCGCCGCTTGTCGCTCGTGCCGTCGAGCTTCGGAAATTCGATCTCGTAGTACACTTCGACGTCCGGATCCGGGGGGCGCCCGTCAGCCGACAAGAAGCGAAGATCGTTGTCGGTGAATCGTCCGCTGATTTCCGACACGAGAATGCTGCCGACCTCGTCGAGCCCGACCGGCTGCACGATCTCCGTCAACGTGGTCAAGTCTTGCACCAGCGGCGTCGGCAACAAGTCGAGAGTGTTTTCGACAATCGGCGTTCCGACTCCGCGCGACCCGTCGCTCCACCTCACGCGCACGATGCGGATCTTATAGGGCCGCATTCCGAAGCGAGTGAAAAGATCGCGCACGCGATCGGCTACTGGAATCAGCCGTTGCGCCAGCGTCGCGGTGATTTGCTTCGCGGTGAGATCGGTGAACTTGGTTGCCACGACAGGCTACCTCACCGGGATCGACCCGGAGCGCACGCCCATGGCGACTCGGTAGCGCGTCGAGTAGGGGTAAACAGGCACGCCGAGAATATCGGCAAGACGAAAGCCCCAACGCGCATATTCCTTTTCGAGCTGATCCGGCTCGTTCTCTCGCAACTTGAGTGAGTCGAGCTGTATGGCAGCGAGACGATCCTGAGAATCAATCAACTTCAGCTCCAGATCGTCCATGATCTTGAGCACGCGACGCACGCGATCGACGGCGTCCTCGATAAGATACGACATCGCCGAATCGACAAGAAAGATCGTTTGCAACGGACGGGGTATGCCGAACGAGAGTGAAGCGGCTGGCTGCACGGCTAGGTAGCCGAGATGATACCGCACCCGCTCTTTCTCTCTGGCATCTAGCGGCATTTAGAACTTCTCCAGCTCCACGCCCGCGTCGATTGCGCGCTTGATCCCGTCGAGACCGTAGCTCGACACCTCGACGACGTCGCCTACGTGCCAGGTCACGATCTGTCCGTGCAACGAGAACGACTTTTGCGTCTTGACCCGATACCGGCTCGCCGGTTTCTCGGCCACAGGCGCCGCCGCCGGAGCGGCCGGGGCAACCGGGGCAGCTTCGGGAGCGGCCGGAGCAACTTCTGGAGCGGCCGGAGCCGCCGCCTTCACGCCCGGATCCGTGGGCTTCGAGTTTTCGCTCGACATCGGTATCGGCTTGATGCTGAGTTGCGGATTCACTTTCCTGGCCATGGCATCCTCCTATGCGATTAAAAGGCAGCGGAGTGAGACACAAATTAGATGGGCACCGATCATTATCCCGACCGTTGGGAAGTTGCCCGTCAATCTCGTGTCCCACTCCAGGCGATCGGTCCGAAGACCGACAACACAAGGCCCCGAGTCATCCGTGTATCCCCGGCACAGCCGGACACATCAGACTGGCTGCCAAAACTCTGCGCGGTTCCGTGGCGTAAGCCAGGGTTTGCGCAAATACCACGCCACTCAAACCCGAAGGTCTTTCGGCAACAAGGTTCCCGAACGTCGTCAACTCTTGACCGAAGAGTGTCAGAACAAGGGAACGCACGAGCCGAAACAAAGAGTGGCGAAACCCCGCTCGTTGGCGTAACCGTCCGAAGACAGTAGCGAGCGGTTGAGCCGCCGATTCAACACGCCAGTGCGAATCGAAAGAGATCCCCGAAGGTATCTCGCAGCTCGAAATGCTCCCACAAGGAGAGCAACTTGAAAACCCCTGATCCATTCGCCCCTCGCACCCCCGCCGCCCGAGGGCGACGGGGGGCGAAAGAGGATTGATCACTACTCTCCGTGCTCGACGATCAGAGCGCGCTTGATCCTGGCGGCGTCGCCCGTCACGCTGTCGGTTCGGATGGGCCAGTCACCGATGAACTTCCACGCGGTACTGACCATGTCCTGCAACCGGTTGAGCGGCGAACGGATGATGAGCTGGATCCGATCGCTGTAAATCTCGATGCCGTTGTTCGTCACCTTGGGCTCGCCCACGGCACCCGTGATCCCCGCCTCGGTGATGAGGCCGGAAAGATCCTGGTAGTATTCCATGAGTAGACCTTGCGCGACGAACAGCGGACGATGAATCTTCACGCCGCTCGTGGTGCCGTCGTTGTAAAGCTCGCCGGCGAACGGATCGTCCTGCGAGTACGACGCCGTGAGACCGCCTTCGACGGTGTCCGGGCCGGGGCACTCGGAGTTGCGGAAAAACACGGTGCCGAGCAGCTCACCGATGGCGAATTGCCGGTACATGAAAAAATCCGGCAACGAGGTCAGCAGCCGAGCGAACTGATCGTCGGCGAAAATCTGAGCCTGGCTGATCGGATCGATGTGACAGTGGAAGCGACCGTCGGCTTGCTCCGGCACGTTCTGCGACCAGAGCCGCGCCACTGCCGATCGGATGTCCGCCAGGGTGAACTTGTCACCGGAGCCGACATCGTCGACCTTGAGGCCGCCGCCGACACGCACCAGAACGGTGCGGTCGTTTGCGACCACATAGGCGCGAGCGGCCACTGCCGTCATCGCGGATTCCAGAGTCAAGGTGCCGGGGCCCGCCTCGTCGCCGGCGGTGTCGGCCGAGAAGCCGATCACGTTGAACGCCGCGTCAGCGCCGTTGTCGAACACCCGGATCGCCAACTTGTTGTTCGGCGACACGGTGTCGAAACGCACCGCACTGCCGAGCGGAAGATCCGGCCGGCGGGCGCGGGTGAAGCCGTTCAGCCGCTTGACCCGAAGGGTCGTGCCGCTCTGCGGGCCGCCGTCCGCGACGGTCGAGCCGGAGAGAGCCGCGTTGTACATCTTGTTGCGCGAGATGCGGTTGAGCGTCTGCGCGGCGCCGAGGCCGAGTTGCTGCGCGTTGCGGAGAAACAGCGAAGCGATCGCGGTGATGCTCGACGGCATGTGCGTGTCGATCGCGTCCGCGTATTGCTGCAACTGAGCCGTCCACTGCTCATACTGGAACTGACTCGGGGTCGGATCGGTGCCGGGCACGAGCGCCTTCTGCTTCGTCTTCAGAAGACCGGTGCCGGTGAACACCATCGTGTCGCCGACGTTGTTGGGCCACAGTTGCGGCATGGCCTCACCACGGAACAGGTTCCGTGGATAGAGTGCGTCGTGAAAGGCGCGCTCCAGAATGTTTTCTTGAGTGAGCGCTCGGATGTCCGGAGCCATCAAAATCGTTGAAAAATCAGGCATCGTGATCTCCTACTTTGGTTTGGCCGCTTTTGCGGTACACGTTAAGTGATACGGCTAAAAGGGTGCGGCCGTCAAGCAAGAGAAGCACGAATCGAAGATCGCGCTACGGTCCGACGCTCAAACCGCGCTTGGCGATGTGAGCGAGGAATTCCTCGCGCGACATTTTCTTCGCGTCCGCTTGTCCGCCGGCTGCGGCTGCGCCTGCGGCAGCTCCCGGCTTCGGCGCGGGCGGGTTTCCGTTCGTGCCGGTGCCAGTGTTTGCCGCCTTCACAACCTCACCGAACAGGTACGGGTGGGAAGTCCGCAGCTCTCCGAAGAACTTGCTCTCGTCGAACGTGGCAAGCTCCTTTTCGGTTTTCCCGTCCAAGTGACGAGTGAGCAAACGAATCGCGTAGTCGACGTCTTTGACGCCCGAGATCACTGCGGTCTCGCGCAACGCCATTTCCGCCTCTTTCGCGTCGAGCGCTTGCTGCAACTCTTTCCGCCGAGACGATTCCGATCGGATCTGCTTCAGGAGTTGATCCCGCTCTTCGCCCCACCGCTTCTGCTCTTTGTCGAGCTTCTCCCACGAGCGTCTGTCGACGTTCGAGTTGTTGCCCTTCGCCTGTTGAGCATTCTTCCCGCCGTTCGGCTGATTCTGCGGATTCTGATTCGGCTTGGGTTCTCCGTCGCCGTTATCAGAACGGGTCGATCCGCCTTTCGCGCGGACGGCTTTGAGAGCCCCTTGCATCTCTTCCGGTGAAGAGTAGCCAAGCTCTTTCGCCAACGCCGACAATGCCTCTTTCTTCCCCTTCGTGAAGTGCTCTTCTTTGATGCGCTTCATGCTGTGCTCGGGGATGACGAGGTTTTTGCCGCCGCCAACCTTTCCGATGTTCGATTGCGACGTCGCGGGAGCCGCGTTCGCGGTTCCGCCGTTGTCGCCTCCGGCAGCCGCCGGTGGATTCTGCGGTGCGGCTTGGGGATTTGGTGCCCCTTGGTTTACCGCCCCTTGTCCTGTTCCTGGTGTCCCTGTTCCTTGGTTCTCTACCTGCACGTTGTCCGGCATTGCTTCCTCTTAGCCCCTTGCGATACCCATCCGGTCTCCGACTGATTCACCGCCGTCGTACACGTTGGCGACAGATCACGCCGGGCGCCGAAAGACGCACCGTCGGGACGTGCTGAAATTCACGAGGTCGAGATTCCCCGACCTCGCTACGTTGCACTGTCCTGCACTATTACGAGCGCGCGAACGGGGCAGTCATGTCGACAGCCGCTCGCGGAACGTACTCGATCACGAACGCCGTCACGTCGCCGGTGGCGAAAGTCAGCGTCGTGCCGTCGTCACTGAGCTTGGCGACGCCAACGACTGTGCTGGCGGCGGGAGAAACGACGGTGGCGCCGGCGTCACCAGCAACGTACGCGCCGACGGAGCCGGCGGTGGTGGCGGCGGTGACGCGCAAGGCGATGACCGACAAGATCGCCGGGTGGCCGCCGTGAGCAGCATCGGTGATGTTGTGGGTGGTGCCGGTCAAGCCGGTCAGCGTCACTTTGGTAGGGGTCAGGATCGTGCCGAGCTTCGCCAGAGCGAGGGCGTCGCCGACCTGATTCAAGTTGCCCTTGTCGAGCACGGACTTGACGGTGTCTTTCACTACGGTTGTCACTGGCATTTTGTTCTCCTGTATTCCTTGACGGAATGCGGTGAAGGTACACGAAATCGACAACGAATTGCAACGTCTCTATGCCCTCTCCCCGAGAAACACGCGCACCGTCGCCGGCGTCGCGGGTGTGCGAACAAGATCAATCGCCGTGATCGGCGAGGCGAGAGACATCAGGATCAGGTATGTGTCGAACGGCACCGCCTGTTGCGTGCCGTCGGCGCTCGTGAAACGAGCTTTCACTTTGCCGCCAACGGCTTTCAGCAGAACGACGTTCGCATTCGTCACGCCGCCGAACGGCACGACCACCGGAGTGTCGACGTTCAGATCGATCTGCTCGAAATTCTTTTTGATGAGCACGAGGCTCTCGTCGATCACGGCGTCGATGTTCGGGTCGAACGACTGCACGCCGTCTAACGGCGTGGTCGTGTAGCCACCCGACAACTTGAATTGATCGGCCATGCTGCCCTCCTGCCGCTTCGGCTATTACGCCGCGCGGCCACCGGGAGTCAGCGGACCCACCACAAACGGCGTACTCTCGGGAGCTTTCGGCATCTGCGCGGTCGGCAGGCGATCGTCGGTCGGCACCGTGTCGATGCTCTCTTTGTAGGTGCCGCACTCGGCGTCGTACTTCTCGACCGCTTCCTTGTGCGTCTTGTCCTGGCCCACGTCGCTCATATCATTCATCGTCATTGGAATCTCCTTACTTCTTGGAAACCGAAAATGGCTTCGGCTCGGCAGGGAGCGACGCGATCGCCTTCGTCGGCTTGCCGGCGTCGCTGTGCTTGTAGCTCCCGTAATTCTTGTCGAACGCCTCGACCGGCTCTTTCAGAGTCGCGTCCTGTCCGACCACGGGCGGGCCCATCTCTTTCCAGTTTGGCAAATGGCTCATGTGCTTACCTCTTGCTGACGTTGAAGGGTTTCGGATTTTCGATCGGCTTGGCTCCGGCGTCGGTCACCTGTGCTGGCAGCTCGCGGTAGGTGCCGGCCGGTGCCATGCCTGGCTGCGCCTCGGGAACGCCGGCGGCGGCGTTGTACGGCAAATGCTCGGTGAAGCCTTCGGGACGCGTGCCGATTTCGAGAGCGCGGGTGCGCGGAGTGCGGTGAACGCCGGGGGTCGCTTTGAATACCATGGTCATCTCCTACTTTCTGCGCGGCTCATTCAGGTGCGCCGACATCGGAAGCCCCTGGTAAAAGGTTTGGTTCTGCATGTGGCCGAGGTGAATGGGACCGGGATTGCTTTTCACGTAGACCTTGGCGCCGGTCGCGCTGACGTAGTAGCGACCGCCACGGGTGCCGGTTTCGATCGACTTTTGTTGTGCCGCAGAATCTCGTGCGCCGCTTCCGACGCTCCTGGCCCACGTCCGCAGCTCCGGTTCGTCCGCTGTCCGCAACCACTCGATGTGCTCGTCTAGGTAACAACCGAGACGGTCCGGATCGTCTACATCTCCGAGCCATATTGGATCCACAATATGCTCGCCGGCCAAAATTTGTTTCGCCTGTTCGTGCGTTCGAATGAATACCACGGTCTCCTCCGTGCGCCCTCGGGCGCGGTTCGTTTTCTCGCTAGCGCGTCGGCTTTCTGATAGTCGGGATGCAGCACACCGACAGAATACTTGAGAGAATCGCGCGCCCTATTCATAGCGTTCGCGTGATCCCCCTTTGCAGACAGCTTGCGCGCGTCAGACAGCGCGAGCTTCGCGCTCGAAGACATCTCGCCCTTGTCAGCGTGCTCGGCAGCTTTTGCGATCGTGTCTTGTTCCGTTTCCTTGAACACTCTCGAAACAAACGCTTCCGGCGTATCCATCGGGGTCGGAGTTACCGGCAGCAACTCGACTTGCACACCGCGCGGCGCAGCTTCCACAGATCGAATCAGCCCTTCCATTTCGCGCCGCTTTTCTGGCCCCATCCCTTTGAGTTTGGGTTCGATCTGCCTACGCAACTGCTTTGCCGTGTCCTCTGCACGGCGCTGCGCCCCTCTCCACTCGGCAGATCGAGTGTGCCACATCGGGTCACCGCTGTGAGGATCTTTCATGGTCACACCTTCGGCTTCAATTCAAACGGCAAGCCGGGATGGTCGGTCGGCTTCGTCTCCAGCCCCGGGATCACACTCAACCCGAGATCGCCCTTGGCGGATCGCTCGGGGTGCTCGGGCGGCAACGCGTAGTGCTTGCCGTTGCCGTGAAAGTCGCTTTCTTTGTGCGTGACGCCGGGCCGGATCAGAATCGGAGTATCGACCGGCATTCCCGTGTTTCCATAAGAGTGTGCCATGGTCTGAACCTACACGCGAGAGAGAGTTTCGTCAACTATCGTCGTTTCGGTTCCGCCAAGTGTGCCGACATCGGCAACCCTTGGCGGAAGATTTGATTGCGCATGTGCCCGACGACTACCGGACCGGGGTTGCTTTTCATGTAGATGTGCTGCCCTGTCGGGCCCACGTAGTAGCTGCGCGCCACGACTATTCTTCCGTTTCCTCTTCGTCGCCACCGCCCTCGGACTTCAAGCCGCCGCCCATACGGGAGTAGACGTGCGCCACGACGGCCCACGGCTGATCGTACTTCGAACCGTCACCCTCGGGATCGACCGCTTCCTTGGCCTTCTCCCAAATCTCTTCGTCCTCGACCCACGACGGCGGGTTGCCGTGTTGCTCGGGATCGTAGCCCTTGGTCAGCTCCATGATCTCGGGCTCGCCGCGACCCTCTTGGACTTCGGAACCGATGGCGGCGACGTCTACCTCTTCGCCCTCTCCCTCTTCGCTTTCGTCTTCGTTACCGGGGTTGTCTTCCTCTTCGGCCGCTTCGTCCTCTTCGCCCTCTTCGTCCTTTTCGGGCTCTTCCTCGACGGGCTTTTTGAACTTCTTGCCGCCGAAAGGTGACGAATCGCGTTCCACGAGAGCTTTCAACTTCTTGCCGCCGACCGCCATATTGGCCTCCTCAAATTACTTGCTCGGCAATGTACTACTGCAACCGCGTTTTGCGACAGCCCCGACTCATACAAAGCCACGACCGTTTTCGCAGACACCTTCAATGTCGAACGAAACACCCCAAACCCATCTCTATACTTTGCCATGGGTACCGTTTAACACAATCATACGGGCCACACAACCCGATCTCCGTCCACCCATTGCCAACCGGGGATCCCCCAACCCGGACGTACCGGACTCACCGTAGCTCGATCTTGCGGTCGCATGGGGGGGAACGCCCACGACTGACCGCGAAACCGTTCGAGCCGCTTGGCAACTTTCGGATCCGAACGATCGATGTAGCTGTCGGGAAAGTAGAACTGTCCGCCGGGGCGAATGATCTGCCCGTGCATGGCGAGAGAATCGTCGTCGACCCTCTCGTCCAACGGCTGCCCCGTGGAATCGTCAACGTATTCTTCCCACCGCATGTGCAAATCGTCGAACACTTCGGCCGACGCTTCGAGACCGTCGGCTTGCGTGGAATTCGCGGCCCAAAGGGTTTCGGTGCGAACGATGCGCTCGGCCTGCCACCACTCGTTGTCGAGCCCGTCCATGACTCGATCGATCGTGTCGGACGTCGTTTCTCCGATCGCCAAGGCCAACGAAAGATCGTCCTCGATACCCTCGACCACATCGGCGGTGTAGTAAGCCAAGCTCTCGTCGTTCGTGCGCAACAGGGACTCGCGCCGGCCGTCGATGACGCCTTGAAACAGAGCCGCGTCCTCGATGGGCAACACGACGTCGGCGCCCGTGAACTCACGTTCGAGCGTAGTCAAGTCAACGATCAATCCGCGCAACGACTCCGTTTGCGCCTGCCGCGTCAATCCCGCCATCTCCCCAGCCATCTTCTGCGCCAACATCATTCGGCCTTGCTTCACTTGAGCCAGCATGATCCGCGAATGGTGCGCTGTGAACGAGTTGCCGAGACGCTTCGGCAGCACTCGGAGCTGACGCTCCAGCTCGGATTGCGCGTTCGCGTACAGCTTTTTGAGACTGACGAGCCCCTGCCGGTCGACGAGACGGTCGAGCCGACGGCGATGCTCCGTGAGCATCGAGCGGTAGACGCCTGGCAGCTTTGGCAAGACTAGATCCTGCCCTTCGGCGGACCGTACACGAGATCGGCGTGAGACTGATCCAAGTGGATCACTTCGCGCGGATCATGCTTGGGGTCGATGGCCCGCCGGAACGATCGCAACGCGGATCCCGTGTTTTTCGAGAGCCGGTGTAAGATATTTGTGCGCCTCTTCGAATCGGAATTCATTCCACAACTCCTTTGAGTATCCTTTTGCCGACGACCCTTCCCACGGCTTGCCGCCGGCAGCGGTAACGACGACGCCCATGCGATCTCGCATCGACTGATTGGCTTGGGCATACGCCGTGTTGAGATCGTCTGCAAGTGCTTCGTTCGCCGCCAATTTCGGCCAACCGGTCTCGGGACGCGCGACGACGATCGTCTCTCCGCTCGGGCGCACGGCACGCATTTCTTTCAGATTGGCGGCATTCGCCAGCATCAAATCTTCCCCACTGAAATAGTCGCCCTCCGGATGGTTGTGCGTGAAGACCGCGTCGCCGCGCTTCCTACACTCATCGCGCAACTCTGGCGTGATCGCCACGCTATCACTTTTGCGGTCCGTCAAGCGACAAAGCATGTTGCCCTCGACGTCGTACACGGCGGCGTGCTCCACATCGAAGCCCTTCATCCGACTTTCCGCCTCGGTGAGAGAGGCTCGCGTCGGAACGTACTGATCCGGGCGCACCGCCCGCATCCTGTCGTCGTATTCCCAGTCGATTCGCGTCGACGCGTCTCGCGGAGATTGCGGCTTGCTCTTGGCTTCACTCAAACGTCGAAGCGTCCGCGTCTCTTTCCACTCGCTCTCTTTCGAGATGCGAGAGGCGGCGCCGGATTTCGACGCGAACTTGCCGCCCGGCCCGCGCGGGTGCAGCTCTTCAGTCCATTCGGCGACGCCGTTCATGCAGCTCTCTTAGCCTTCGACAGCCGGGCGAGCTGCGCCGTCTCTTCCTTGTCGCCGCGCTTGGAGACCTCGGGAGCCACGTGGCGAGAAGACATCGGGCGGCGCTCCACGTCGGTCACCTTGAGAACGTCGCCGGTGTAGACGCGGATCTCTCCGAGTGCGCTCATGCGGTAGCCTTGGGATCCGGGGGTGGCGCGGACCTTCAGCAAGGCGATGTCTTCGACAGGTTTAGCCGCGAGTGCGTGATAGTCCGTCATGTAGAAAAGGGGATCCTCGGGACCGCCGGCGCCCTCTCGCACCATCAGGAACCGCTTGTAGAATTCCATGCGGCTGTCGAGCTTCTCTTCGTCTGTCATTCCCCGAACATACCCGCCGAACACGGTTTTGCCGTCGGCGGTCGTGTGCAGGTTGAAGCCCTCGGCACCAGCCGGCAAAGCAGGCTCCGGAAAGAACATGCCCATGCCGACTCGCGGCACGGTCGAATCCGTACTCGATTCGTTCGCGCGCACGCTTCGCCTCTCGGCTAGTGCCAGATCCATTCCCGAAGGAAGCGGATCGCCAGGAGAATGGTGGGCGTCGTGCATTCGAATGAGATCCTCGGCAAACGCGCGCTTCGCCCCTTTGCCTTCGAACGCCGCATTGTAGAGATCGATCGGTTTGATCTCCCCCCTCGCCACCTGTTGCCCTTCTCGCATCGTGTCGTAAATGGTTTGCGCCACTGCGGGATCGTCAGTAAGGGAGATGGTATCGGAAGCACCGCCGCCGAGACCGGACGCCACGCCCCCAAGCTCGTCCCGCGTCTTCAGCCCCGATTCGAGAACGCCCGAGGCGCCGGTCGTCACGTGGTAGTAGTCCCGATCCGGATCCAACTTGATCGGAAGATTCGAACCGAGGGAGACGCCCAACTCTTTGACCTCATCAGAAGACAGCTCGCCGTGGGAGAACGCCCGAGTGATGTCTCGGTGCCTGTCGCGATCGTGTTGCAACGCACTATTGATTTCGTCAGACGACAGGTCTCCCGAGAACTCGGCTTTCGGCCACTTGTCTTTGAGCGCCGCCATTCGATTCGCGGCGTCCCCGGCAGCCTTCGCCGCGAACTTGCCGGCATCATCGTAGAGCTTGCGAAGCTGCGGCACAGATCCGCGGTCTACCACCCGAGCAAGCCGGCGCCGGTGCTCGTTCATCGTCGCCTGGTAGACTCGAGACTTGGAAGGCATGACTACTCTTTCGTAGTAGCGCCGCTCTCGCGCGAATCGTAGACCTTTTTGTAGGCTACATGCACGCTCGGCGACGCGCGGCTTCCCTCACCATACACCGTCTCGCCTTTCGAGTAGCCGCGCATCAACTCGACAGAACCACTCTTCATCATGTAGGGGCGAACCTCGTACACCGCAACAATTTCGGTTGTGGGAACCGCACCGCGAACACCAACCTCCCCCTCGGGCGCAGCGGTCTTGTCGATCAATTCATCCGGCGGTCGCGCGATCTTCACAATATACGACGGCTCTTCGAACGTCGGCAACTTGTGATAAGGCTGAAACCCGCCGGCATAGCTTGCTGCCGTTCCGCCGCGGTCGGCAAAATACGTCAACCCAACTTGCCGATCACCGATGTTGTACGCGCCGCGAGATTGCACCTTCCCCGACTCGACGATGCTTTGATACTCGGCATGGCCAACACCGCGATAGATGAAACCAGGCTCGCCGGCTTCCTCGGGGATACTCTCCGAATACCCAGAATCCGAGCGGAGTTTCGGATAGCCGTCTTCGCCGATCTCGGAAAGGCTCTCGTCGTAGTAAATCGGATTGTCACTCCATTGGGATCTTGTTTCTTTGACGGTTTCTGTCGCGCGCGGTGTAATCGTCACTTCGAAAATTTCACCGGGCGACCGGTACATCGTTTTCCTCTCGGAAGCCTCAAGATCCCAACGTCCTTCGTCGAGCAAGTCACGAATCGTCTGATCCTTTATCTTGTCACCGCAGAGGGAGCTAATCGCCTTTCCCTTGGCGATAGCTTTCGTGCGATCTGCTTCCGAGACACCAGGCGTAGCGTTCGGAATTTTCGGGCCGGACTTCGCGCGGTACAGCTTTGACAGCGCCTCCGACTCTTTTGCAATCGACTCTTCCGCGGCATTTTGCGCGGCTTCTGCTTTCGCCGCGAACTTGCCGGCTTCGCTTCGAGGATGCAGCTCTTCTTGCCAGGTGTCCGACATACTAGATCCTTACCTGTTTCGGTCCAAGAAAGTCGAGAGCCTTTTCGCCTTCGGGCTCGGCTCGGGTTGCGGCGTTCCGCTGCCGTTCATGTGTTCCGGAGAATGCCACTCGCCGGCCGTGAGGCGGATCGCGGCCGACGCCGTCGCATTGTTCAAGGCGTCGACTTTGGAGATCGCGGCTTGGATCTCTCCGTGCGTCGCTCTGGTGTCGAGGATGACGCGCTCGGCTTCGATCAAGGCTTGGATGATGGGATCCATCACACAAACTCCTTCGCCCGCGTTGCGCGCTCTTGAATCACGCGCCTCATTCCAGAAATAGTCTCCGGGCCTTTCCCTTCAAGCCAAAATTTCATGTCGTTGGCGAGCTGTCGTTTTTGATTCTCGTAATCAGGCGCCGTCTCCGGCACGCGAAATGTCTCGAAAGCCCGCTCGGCCAAAGTCTCGTATCGTTCATCGGCTCCCACACTCTTGAGTTTTGCCGCCCACCCCGTCGCCCATTCGTGTGCGTCTTCTCCCTTGATCTGTTCGGTCCCTATCTGACCTGGCGATCCAAATTCGATTGCCGACACGGTGCGCCCGAAATTCTGCACGAAACTCGTGTATGCCACCGAACGCGTAACAGTCATGTTGTAAACGGACGAATCCGTATAAAGCGGGGCGTCTCGATGCAGCTCCGGATTCAGCTTCAAGCCGTATGCTTTGATGATTGATTCCGTGTACTGACGGGCATCGATCTCGGTGATGGCTTCCTCAATCGCGGATTTCGGATGAAGCGTTTCGGATTTCGATTCGGACTGCGCATAGTTCACGCTGTGAAACAGCTCGTGCGTCAGTGTGTGGAATGCTTCGTACTCGGATTCGAACTCCACTTTGCCACGATCGATCGCCCGCCAAATCGCCAAGTGCTGATCCGTGCGCAACTTCACGTCGCCCGTAGAAGAACACGAACCGAGCCAGCCTTCGTTTTCTAGTTTGTCTCGGGCCTCGTACGTCTCCAACCCGTTGCCGTCTCCGTGAAACGTCGTCCGCAATTCGTGAGACAAAACCCTTGCCCCCGCAGTCACGGCCATCGTGCTTGCGTTAATTGCGGGCTGCGCCTCAAAAGGAATAGTCGCACGACGGGAAATATCCGACAGAGACGTGAATTCAGGATGATCTGTTCGAACCCATCGCTCGGCTTTTTGCACTTCCTCTTTCGCTGCCTTCAGTTTCTCTTGAATCCCGAATCGAACGGAGGAATCCACCTCAAATTTAGGCGCTTTGGGGTGTCCCGTCGCTTTCGGTCCAACGTCTAAACGCGGCACCCCCGCCTTACCAAGTTCCGCCTCATCTCTATCCCCCCGCACCCAATAGTGTTGCGTATGCGTGCGTCCGCCGCGCGTGACTTCCTTCTCGACTTGCACGAGAGCGGACAGCTTTTGCGGCGAGACCCTCACACACTAGCCCTTCTCGCGGTCTTCCTCGTGAATGTCGTCGTGGCAAGACGCGCAAATGGTGGCGATTGCGTTCGGGTCGTTGCTCTTGCCCTTCTTGGCGAGCCACTTCGACGCGGGGTTTTCGAGGTGACCCTTGTGGTGCACACTCAGCATTTCTTGCTTGCCGCACTTTTTGCACTTGAATTCGTCGCGGCGCATGACCCCGAGAACGAGAGACGGGCTCAATCCGCCCTTGCCACCGGTGGCCAGCGTCGCGCCGGCAGCCTTGGCTTCGCGCTGCAACTTCTTGAGAGCCTTGCTCTCATCCGGATGCAGCGGCTTCTCTTCGTTCTCGTCGGGCTTTTGCGTCTTCAGCTTGACCCACTTCGCAAGGTTCTCACTCACGGTTTCACCAACGCCCCCGGAACCAAAACCTGTTCGTTGATCGGCTTCGGCCCGTAATCGAATTCACACAACACCCACGACGGCTTCTTGCTCATGGCTTTCGCCAGGTCTTTCTTGCACCGCGCGCACGCGAACGCGGTGCCGATGCGAACGAACTTCCCGTACTTGAATTCGACCATCGGGATCTGCCCGCCGTTCGAGTGCGCCATCTTCACGAGAAGCTCGGGGCACTGATCGTTCAGCTCTTTGAACGGAGCGAACGAGATCGCGCGCACGACGGCCGGCGCACCGCACGGACAGCGCGCACTGTTCCAAGCGAGCTTCTGGTGAGTCTCCAGCGGCGTCTCTTTGCCGTCGGCGAACTTTTTGATGTGAATGGTTTCCGGTTTCTTGATTGCTTCGTCTGCCATTGTATTCTCCCTCGCTTACGGGGCCCACTCGCCCTCTGATTCTTGGTACTCTTCCTCTCGCGGCGGCAACGGGCCGGACAAATCTTGTCCACGACCACGAGCGATTTGCCGCCAATGCCCCTCTTCGAACATGGGTTGAAATGGAGAGGCAGAGTCTTTCGCCTTGGCATCTTCGATGTCATTAGGGTTGATCTGAAACTCCCCCTTCGTCAGCACAATGACCTCTTTCTCGCCTTGGTGCATGACCTCCGACCCAAGACGATACGACGCCAAGATCGACGACTTCGGCACCGTCATTTTCATCACAACGCCGTCGTCGCCCGTAAATCCCCTGGCCTTGTTCACGTCTTCAGAAAACGAGCACATCACTCCTGTTTCGACTTTGACCAAATTCTCCTCGTAGGCAACCGGAAGAGGGGTGTCTTTGGGGAACAGCTCCGCTTGATCTAGAGCGCCGCTCTTGGCTACGGCGTCGATCGCCGCCTCTCGAATGTCTTTCGCGTACTCGCCTTTGATGCCGCGATAGAGCGTGACCGTGTCTTCGTCGTAGAGAGACTGCGACACCGCCGCGAGAGCGTACACGGCTTCAATGTCCTCGTCCGTGTAGCGCATGAATTCGTTGTCGACGCGCTTCACGTACTCGTCGCGGTCGGCTTCGGCGGCTTCGTCCGCCTTCAACTTCGCATCTTCGGTCTTCCCTTGCGTCTCCAGCTCGTACGAGACGCGCTCGTTGATCATGTCGTTGGCTTGCTTGCGCAGCTCGGGACTCGTGCTTCGACGAAGCTCGAAAATCTCCTTGGCGTTCTCTGCCACGTCTTCGTCTTCACTCACCGATTCGTCGGCGAGAGTTTTCATCACCTCGTCGCGCATGTCGGCGTACGCCTCGCGCTTGAACTGGCCTCGATACTCCGCAATCGACGAAGACATATAGTGCTTGTCGTAGTGGTGCGTCGCGTTCTCGGCCAAGAGATCGCGCTCTTGCTGCACGGCTTTGTCCCACTCTTCACCGTCGAGATCCTCGAATGCGATCGTCGTGGCGAGAGAGCGGAGCTTCGCCGTCCGCTCTTCGCCGGGAGACGAAACCCAATCGTCGAGCATAGTCTTGGCGGTTTTCGTTCCTGAAGACGCCTCGGACAACATTTCCTTGCTCAAAGCGTCTTTCGTCGAAGCCAACTCCGTTGGAGTCAGTGTTTGCTCTCGGCGGCTTTGCGGCCACGTAGCGACCACTTCAGCAGAAAACCCCGCCTCTACCAATTTGTCTAGTAGCCGTTGACGATAACGGGTCGACCACTGCTCCGATCCTTCCCCCGTTGTGGACCCCAATGCTCGATTCAACGCCGCCGTCGCGCCGCTCTTCTCGAACGTCTCGCGCAGCTCCCGAGCGCGCACCCAATAGGTCTGCTCGTACGACGTGCCCATTCGGGTCACGGCGCGCTTCACGGGGATCAGGTCTTCGCGGGCCACGGGTTACTCCGCTTTGTCTAGATCGTCGCGCATGTCGGCGAAGCGGCCGGACCCGATGCGAATACCGCGTCCGGTGCGCAGCGTGCCGATCGCCGTCGGCTTCGTGCGCCGCGCCTTCGTCAACTGTTGCGTCGCCACCGGCTTCTCGACCGCCGAGAACGCCTCAAGCTGTTTCGGGTCGATTGGCATAGTCGGGCTCTCCGTAAATCGCCGCCACCTGCGGCCAAGTCAAAGCGGCGGCACCGTGGCCGACGCGGATTGCGAGATCGTCGAGAAACAGATCCGCCATGGGCTTGCCCTGCTTCCCGTCGTCAACGGCGTCGAAGATACCAGGAAGCTCGGCGTTTGCGAAGTCTATCATTTGCCGATAGCGGGCGAGGTGCAGCTCTTTCGACTTCTCCCACGCCGATCGATTGATTCGGACGACGCCGACGCGCACGAGCGGGTCGAGATTCGGATCCTCCCAAAGCGATCGATTGGCTCGGGCAGAGTACAGGATCAGGCGGTGCCCGGCACGCTTCAACGCACGCAAGCCCTCTTTGGCACCAGGCAACAAACGCAACGGCGTGTCGAGATCGTCGTACGCGTGGGCACTGCTCACCACGGTGCCGTCGAGGTCGATGGCGATGTGCATTGCTACCCTCGGCGTTTCTTCTTTGCCTTCACTTCGAACGCCGTCGGCGGAAGGTTTTCCAGAACCTTCTCGGGTGCCGTCTCCTGCTTCACGGCCACGCAAATCTCGCCGTCCTTCACCACTTCGCCCTCGGCCGTGAGGATGCCGACTTCGAGGGTGTCGTCGCCGCGCTTGGGCATCGGCGGCAACTCGGAAAGAACCGTCGCGGGCTTCTCCGTGGACGCCGCCGGCGCCAGAGTGCGAACGACAGCGAGAAAGAGCGCGTCCTTGATCCGCTGTTCAGTCGACAGCTCTTCGTACGGCACCAGGCACGGGTGTTCCAACACCTCGGGCCGCTTCTCGGGCCCGTACTTCCACCCGGCCTTGCGCTTGTGCTCGGCCCACTCTTCGTGAGACTTGGCCGGCGTGCGCGCCGGGTCGGCGATCGCCGCCTTCACCCCGGCGACGGCGCTATCTTTCTGCCACGGTGGCGCCATGTCCCACGTCGCGTGCGAGTGATCGCCGATCGTCGAGCAGTAGGCGCGATTCGCCTCGTGACAAACCCGCGCAATTTTCTCTTCCGATGTCTCCGCGTGTGCCATTGCCTCACCTCACAGTTTTCACGGCGTACCCGGTTGCCACCACGAGAGCGATGGTCACGGTCACGGACGCCAACGAAACGAATATCGGCGACTCGTACCACTTCGGCTTCACATCTTCAGCGGCTTTCTTGTACGCCGCCTCTCGCATCTTCGCCGCGTCGTTGTCGATGCCGCGCAACCTCTTCTCCCAGTCAAGATCCGCCTTAGCGAGCTGCACGGCACGAGTTACCTCGATGCCAGTCACGGTCGCGCACGCGTTCGCCCTCTGGCCGAGATTGATGGCGAGCGGCACCGTCAAAATCTGGCCGTCGAACGGCGCCGCCTGGCCCTTCACCAAGGGGGCGCTGCACAACGCTCCGTCGCACACCGGCAGCTTCGCCGCCGCAGACGGATCAGACGTTTCCGCCGCCAGCGCGGACCAGGAACTTTGCGAGATCAACAGGGCTGGCAGCCAAAGCCACCGCCTGTTGCTTCTGCTCTTCGCTGAGTGCGGCGAGCTGCGCCTTGTACTTGGATTCGACTTCTGCTTTCGCTTGCGCGGTTCCACGTTCCGCCTCCAATTTCCGAATCTCGGCGCCGGCGTTGATGGCGTCGACCTCTCGGCGCACGGTCTCGAACGGGTTGCCCGCCGAGCGCCGGCCGAGAGCCCACGCCAGAACGATGAAGATCACGAATACCGGAAGGTACCAGTGATCCTTGAGCCACAAAAGAAAGGTCACGCCGCACCGCCGCCGGCGTTGTCTTTCAGTGCCGCCACCACGTCGGCGGCTTTCGACCCGACGATCTTCAAGCCGGACAGGCCGAGCAAGGCGCACAGCGTGTAGAATTCCTGCGGTGCCACGTCGAGCATCGCCTTCGTCGCGGTCGCCACGTCTGCGGCCGTCGGCGCCGCCGCCATGACGGCGCGACTCCACACGAACATGCAGTGACCGAACACAATCCACGTGATCATGCGGGTCATGGAGACGACCCACACGGCTTTGCCGTCGCCGTCTTCGTCTTTCATCTCCATGAAAAGCCCGCCGAACAACTGCAAGAGCTTCTGCGCCACGCCGCCATAGGTTTTCTTCGCCACGTCCGCCATCGTCTTCAGTGCCTCACTCATGACATCCTCCTGTTAGTTTGACCACTCTCTCACTCTTCGGAATCGTACGGGCTCGACATCGGGCGTCCCGGCATTGGTCTGCCGAACGTCTGGCGGCCCGGCATCGGTCTGCCAGGCATCGAACCGCCGCCGAGCATCTGCAACGTCTGATCGGCCGTCGCCCCGCTCGCCTTCTGTTGCTCGGATTTGATGCGCTTGATCATAGCGTCGACGTCGCCGACCTTGAAGTATTCGGCCACGAACTTGATCGCGTGCTCCAAATCGACGAGACCGCCGGCGCTCGCGGCGACCGCCGACCGCGTCGCCAGCTCGACGTCGGCGAGAAGCGGCTCGAAGTATTTCGGCCATTGCAACTTGAAGACGCCGCCGGGCCCGAGCTTCTGCGGCTCCGTTTTCGTCTCGCCGTTTTCGTCGTCGACCACTCTCGGCGGCAACAGGATCTCGAACTTCTCGATGACTCCCTCTTCGGCGTTGATCTTCCCCTCTTGCAAGAGGCGAACAGCCTTGATCATCATCATGATGAGCGGCTTCAGTCCCTTCTCGCCGTATTGCTCTCGAAGAACGTCCGCCTTCGAGATCATGGAAGAGTACGCGCGTTCGATCTCGGTCGCGGTGCGCTGGCTCATGTCCGGATGTTCGAGCACGCATTGCGCCACTTCGAGCGCTTGGCTTCGGAACTTGTCGGCCAACTCGATCGCAGACTTGGCGCCGGAGCCCTGCAACTCCATGTAGTGTGCGTCACCCTTCGACAACTTGATCGCGTTGTCGCTGCCCTTCTTGATCTCGGGCATTTCGTCTTCGGTCACGACCACGAGCGTCGGATCGCAGTTGCTAATCGTGCCGAGGTTCGCCTGCGACTGCAACGAATCGATCGATTCGGCAGTGTCATAGATGCCGAGAACGTCCGAGTCGCCGTCGATGTCGTCCTGCACCGGCAGATTTTGGATCCACACCACGGGGCAGAATCCGAACCCGTGCACGGTCTCCTTGTCGACCTCCCACTGCGGCTCGTTGCCGTCGCCCACGGGGGCGGGCTTGAAGAGAACGTCGCGCTCCGTGTCGATCACGCGCCGGTACCACATGGCGATCTCTTCGTACTCGCCAGTGACTTCGTCGCGCTGTTCGACGACGTACATATACCGCTTCTCGATCGAATTCAGGATCAGCTTGGTGCGATCCTTGAAGTCCGGAATGCACCAGCGTGGATCGTGCACCTCGACCTCGGGCACACCCTCGACGAATTCGAACCCGATGGCGACCGTGCCCATGGCGCCGCCGTACTGCCGCGCCTGAATCATGTTCGGCCACAGCCGCGACGCCTCGATGAGCGCTCCGACGTAGTTCTCCGTATCGGAATCACCCTCGACTCGCATGAACGGGTGATGGCGCTCGCTGAAAAGCAACTCGGTGAAGCGGTCGACGATCACCTTGACCAACGCGTACGGCGCCGTCGGCTTGCGGAACTTGATCGGCAGGTTGGCTCCGGCGTCGTAGAACCCCGGAGGGATGAAGCCGGCGGTCGAAATCGACTCCTGAGAAAGCGCGTCGACGACTTCGTGCCCGTTCCAATCCACGCGCCGCGTGGCGTAGTTCTCGCAGCGATACCATGCCCACAAACGATTGAGCATTTGCTGCCTCGGGCTCATGCCGAGGCGCGCGATCTTCTGCATCGCGCTCGCAATCGTCTCCGTTTGCTTGGCGCCGCCGCTCTTGTAGAGCTTGTCGGCAAGAGCACTCAGCATGCGCTTGACGCCGCGTGGTTCTACTCTCGTTGCGCTACTCATGTTCGCCGCCCTACTTCGAAGACATCATCTGAATCAAAATCGACGTGCCGGCGAAGAGGGCGCCCGCGAGCGCGCCCCACAAACCGGCCTTGACGTTCAACCGCGCCAGATCCTCTTTCACCGTCGAGAACTTGTCGACCACTTCGGATCGAAAATCGGACACGTCGCGGCGAATCTCCTGATTGTCGTGGCGCAGCTCGCGGATCTGCGAGAGCACGAGTTTCTTGTACTCATCCCAATCACCTCCGTTCCCGTCGCCGCCGTTGTCATCTTCAGAATCTTCGCCGCGATATGCCACCATGGGCTACTCCGCTTTTTTGGGCACGACTCCCTGCCGGAAAATTGCCCGGTCGCCGAGAGCGTCGGCCATTCTCGCCAATTCCATTGCGCGCAACGCCGCGTCGAGACACTTCAAAGCCGCGTCCGGCTTCGGCGGGTCGTAGTGCACGACGTGCTCGCCCTTCTTGTCTTTTTGGATGTTCGGTTTTCCGGTCATGAGAGCCAGGCCCGAAAACTCCCGAGCTACCTGCATGAAGCTCGTCACGAGATCCTTGGCTAGAACCGAGTTGCGGGTCTCGATCTGACCCGTGACTTTCGCCGCCGCAGCCGGGTTCGCAAAAATCGCTTCGTCCGGGTCCACAGCTTCCGGAGCTTTCGCCCCGCCGTTGCCAGCTTTGATCGCAGCGTCATGATCCAATGCTTCCTTCAACTGCTCTTCGTTCATCTCTGACATTTTGTTCTCCTCCGAATGCTCTCCGGGTGTACCACGTTTTCAATGCGCGAGTCACCTAGCGAGCGTTGTTTATCCTTCCGACCCACGCTCTCTTTTTGGCGCGGCCGACACCCTCGCGGGCAAACCACGAAGCCATGAGACGGTCGCCCGTGTGCGCCGCCGGCGAGTAGTAGAGCATCTCTTGGATCCACATCGACACTTGTTTGTGAATATGGCCATCTTTGCACGGGATGATCCACTTGCCATTCGCCATCTCGACGGCGAGAGACTCGATGCCGAATTCCGGGTTGGCCTTGTTGCGCCCCGTCGTGAACGGCTGCACCGTCACCGCACTCTCACTGCGCGCGAATTGCAGGATGTATTCTTGCGCCGCGTTGTTCTCCACGTACATCACCGATCCGAATCGTCGGTGCGTGTCGACCAACTTGTCGACGATCTCGGGCCCGCTGTACTTCCCGCCATCGATCCACAACAATTCGCGGTCCCCGTTCGGGTACACCAAGATCGTGAAGAAAATGGTGTCGCCCGAAATCTTCTTGCGCGACACCGCCAAGTCTACTCCGGTAATTGTGCGGCAACCCGGCGGCACGGCTTCGAGGCTCGGGCGCGGCTCGCGGTCGGCGCCGCGCGCCAGGCATAGATCGATCCATTCCTTCTTGAACCGCGCTTCGGCGTCGTCTCTGGCGACGCACATCATCTGTCGCGCGAATTCGAGAGGGCCAAGCTCGATGCGCTTGGCTTCGATGCGTGATTCCGGCCAACGCTCGGGCCAACGGATCTCGTTCGTGTCCGGATCGATCACCGGGTACCGAAACGCCGCCCACCCTCCGGTGCGCGCGAGGCGGTGCAAAAAATCCTCGGGATGATAGGCGGTGCCGATCACGATCACCCGAGCGTCCGCCGTCAGACGCCCCGACAGCGTCGCGTGGTACCAGTCCCACAAGTCCTGCCGCAACCCGGGCGTACGACAGTTTTCGTAGTCGAGCACGTCGTCGAGGATGAGCACGTCGAGACGCGATCCGGTAATGTTGCCGTGAATGCCGCACACCTGCACCGACGGATCTTTCGCCATCGTCTGCCGCTTCACGAATAGCTGACTACTCGTCCACGGCTCGTCGGGCAACAGATCGGGGAACACCTCGTGCAAGTCGACCGACCCCTCGATGTACTTCGCGATCATTCCGCCGATCTTGCCGGCCTGACCTTGCGTGTTCGAGACGATGCAACAACGGAGACCGGTATTCCGGCCAAGCTCGAAGAGCGTGCGACCGACGCTCACTTGCGAACTTTTCCCGCTCTCCACCGACGACCATATGAGCAAGCGGCGGTGTTGATTGATCAACGCCTGCCACGCCTGGTGAATCGGGGCTTGCTTGATCCGCTCGTTCGTCTTCTCGTCGCGCAGCACGTAGCTCATGAACGCGCTAGCGGATTTTTGCGCCAAACCCAGGTGTAGGAGATCGGCGGCGCGAACGCGATCCTCGTCCGTCTGCGACAAGCAACTCATGTGTTGACGAAAGCACTACGGCAACGGCGGGCGGTTGTCAACGATTCGTCTTGCACCTAGGGCACGCCATCGTGACGTGCTCGATCTCGTCGTGCCACGGGTGACCGCACGAGTCGGACTCGATAGCCGCGTGGAGCTTGCGCAGCGCTTGTTGCAGGTACGCCTCTGGCGCCGTTTGCGCCTCGAACCACAGGCCGGGATCCTCGACTTGAGCTTTGACGATCTCGCGCGCCCGGCTCATTTCGACACCGCCACGTACTCACCCGACGCCGGAGGTAGCGCCGAGTCCCATCCCAACACCCCCCCCCACGCTCGATCGATCCGATCGAACGGCGCACGATTGGCGCGCAAAGTCAAAAATCGCGCAAAGGCCCGCGCTCTCCGGATCCGGATCTTCGCCTCGACACGAGACGGGCGGCGATAGTGTTCGATGCGTTCGGTCATGGCTGCCCTCGTTCCCTGTCTTGTGCTTTCGCTCGAATTCGTGCAGCCCGAAGCGTCTTCGCTTTGAAAATCTCCCCGCCGCTCCGGAGCAAGACGCACTCGCGGCAGACGATGTCGAGCCCGCGACCCTGTTCGGCGACGACAGCCGACCACGTCTCGGGACCGATCGATCGAACCCGGAGCACGAGAAGGCCGTCGACGACGCGCAGCTCGCCGGGGATCTTGCGGTAGTCCAGGCCAACGGACGCGGTCACGCGCACGTTCTGTCCCGTCCAACGACGATTTTTGTGCCACCCTCGCTGTGAAAATACCTTCACCGTCGGCGGCAGCTTCGAGCGGATCTCGACCTGGAAATCGAACTTGCCGCCGACCCACTTGTCGCTCGGGCGGCGGTAGCGACATCGCACAAAGGCGTCGGACAACTCGAATGCGATGTCTTCTCGCACGGCGGCGAGGCGTTCGACGATGCCGATAGAGCGCGGTTTGGAGTGCCACACATCGGCCGAGCGGGCGGCGGCTTCGGAGGCGAGCCGGAAACGGTTTTGCTTGTGCTCCAGGTGACGCTGCGCTCGATCGAAAAGCGAAAACTCCCGCAACCGATTGCTGGTGAGCTTGTTGCCGAGAGTGCCTGGGGCGGTCTCGACGTAATGCTTGAACGCGTAGCGCACGTCGTCGACGTAGGTTTTGGCGTCGAGGTCGCCGAGAGCGGCGGCGCGGACGGCGACCTGCCACTCGCGTCGGTTGCGGGTGGGAAAGGGAAAGGATTGTTGCGCAGCGGTTGCGGTCACGGCTTCACCTCGACGACAAGGGGTTCAAAGTCTCGCTTGAAAATCTCGAACGCTTGCTCTGCGGTGCACCGATTGAAGTGGTGATTCCACTTGCCCGAGTACGTGTTGAGAGACGCGAAACCGAACGAGGGCAAGACGGAGGCGGCGCGTTTCGGATCGTCGAACCTGCCGAAAATGGCGCCGCCCCCCTGCCCAACACTCACCAGAAACGGACCCGCGAGCGTGAGAAGGCGATAGTCGTAGAGGGCGCGAGGCGTTCGCACGGCGCCCCTGGCCGTCAAAAACGCTCCAACCAATTTTGTGAGCTTCTCGCGCTCTCGTTTGATCATGTCATAGCCGCGTTTCATGATGTCTTGCCTCCTGTGACTTGTGCAAAAGTCACTTGTTGATCATGTGGTAAAGGCACTCTCCGAGATCCTCGGCATAGACGTCGCCGCGTTGATCGATCGGGATGGCTTCGAGCGTGCCGCGCTTCAGGCGGAAGTGCCTGATGTCGTACAGGTCGCGCCCGTTCAACTGGATTTGGACGTAGCGGAGACCCCGGGCGACGGTGAAGATCAAGGTGTGCTCGTCGGCGGCTTTCGGGTCACGGGCGCCGCACGCCAGCTTGATTGCGATCGGGATCTGGCTCCAGATTGTGTTGACGATTGTGAGGTCGGTCATGGGATCGCCTTCACCTCCGGTGCGTTCGCCGCCGGAGCGTAGCAAATGTCTCCCTCGTTTTTCTCGTAGCAGACCCGGCCACACCGACGACACCGCACCGCAACCTTCCCCGGTGTGTTGTCGAAGGTGCCGCCGCAAAAAATCCTCTCGGGCCCTTTCGCCGCTTTATGGGTAGTCATGGGGTCACCGCCCGTCCCGTTGAGATCATCACGTACGCTCCTGGCCCACGTCCGCAGCTCCGGTTCGTCCTCTGTCCGCAACCACTCGATGTGCTCGTCTAGGTAACAACCGAGACGGTCCGGATCGTCTACATCTCCGAGCCATATTGGATCCACAATATGCTCGTCGGCCAAAATTTGTTTCGCCTGTTCGTGCGTTCGAATGAATACCACGGTCTCCTCCGTGCGCCCTCGGGCGCGGTTCGTTTCCCTCACGGTCAGTGTCTCAAACCGTGAGGTTAATGTCAACACACATTCACACGGCGCGCGTACAAATTTTTGACGCGGGGAGGCGTGCCGATTCATACTGTAGGGTTTTTGTCAATACGCTTTGCGTCACCCGCGCGAGCGCGCGAGTCGGGGTAGGTAGTCCTCGCCCTCGCCGCGCCGGGGGGTGCCGGGGGGTTCAGGCTGCGACCTCTCGCGCGTCTCGCGCGTGAGCGTGCGCCCCACCCTCGCGCAAGGCGCGCGCTCATTTTGTTCAGGTAATGAAATGTCGCATACGCTTTCGCAAGCGTGCGTAATCGTTGCGAAATCTCTAAGAGTTTACATAATAGGTCTTATCAGACAAGATCAGGACAAGCCCTTGATATTGCTATGCTTACAGTGTGTTTCAATGTGCGCTTGTCCCGTTCCCTCCTGACGTCAACAAGGGCGTCTCTGAGTCCACAACGATCCCCTCGGCACGCGCGGCTTCGAGAGCCTCGTACGCTGCGCGGATACGCCTGGCGGCTTCGGCCATAGAGACATCGTCGACGCTGTGCCGCACCCCGATAATGCGCGAGGGCTCGCCGAGCAACAGGCGCTCCATTTCCATTGCTCGGGCTGATGCGTCGATCGCTTGCTTCAGCGACAACGTGAGGGATGCGATCACGCGCGTAAGCGATCCCAGCTCCAACGGCGTGAGCTTGCGCGGCGTGCCGTCTTCCTCGACTACGCAATAGGACGCGAGTGACTCCTGCACTTTGATTCCGACCTTGGCGGCGCCCTCGGCGAGCGATTGCATAGAGCCGAGAATCGAGAGTGCGCTGCCACGCGCGAGGCGCACGAGCTGCGCCTCTTCGACAACGGAATCGGTCGCGTCGGTTTCCGCCTGGCGCCGACGATCGATCTCGCGTTGCTTCTCGTCGATGGCGAGTTGCTCTTCGGCCTTGACGATTTGCACGGCCGATTCGTCGCGCAGGGCGGCGAGGCGCGCTCGCGCGATCTCTTGCTCGTGATCGATGATCTCGCGCATGGGTTGGCGATAAGGGAGATGCTTGGCCCACCAAAAACCCCTCTCCCACGCGCGGCGCGCGGTGCGATAGTCGCAGTCGGCGGCGGTCGCGGCGCGGCCGGCGTTGCCCGGGGCGATGCGAAACGAAGCGATCAGTTTGTCCCATAGTTCCTGGCGGATTTCGTGTCGCGGCATTGATCGATCTCCCTCAGACAGACATCCTACGCCAAACAATTTGCGTTAGGCAACAAAGTTGCCGAGTTTTTTGCGTTGCGGCGACAGAGCTTGGCGTTGATGTAGGAAACGAAAGGCGCCTACGCCAAATTTTCGACAGGTAACGCCAAAATTTTAGCGTTGTCGGCATCCCTTTTTGCGTTCTCGACAATCCGCCGTAGCTCGACGTGAATGTCACCCAAATGAAAGCGCGTGCTCCCGAACCGGTACACGTCAACCGTCCTACGAGTAATCTGTTTTTTGATCCTCGACGTTCGGTGAAACGTCTTCGGAATTTCCACGCCAAACTCGCGTTCGTACCAGAGTCGAGTCAGCGACAAACCGCGAGCCGTCACCCACTTACCGCTGAAGCGCTTTTCACAACGACCGATGCGTCGTCCCGTCTTCATCGCCGCACCTCGGCCGCGCACTTGGCGCACAGGAAAAACGTCCCGAGCGACCACGCGTCGCCACCGCACGGACACTTTCTGGCCGGAGCGATCGGCTCCGTTAACTCGGAGTGCACCTTCTCCCCCGCGTCGGTCTTGCTGTAACAAACAAAGCGCACGTGTCCGTCTGCTCTCACACGCCACAACCTACCAAGAGGGTCGCGCATTCATAGCTCCCGGCGCCCCGTCGCGCCTTTCCGCCTGCATAGAATCGATCTCGCGGGCGCAATCTACATGGGCGTACAGTTTTCGTCCACCCACAACGCAATCGACAAGCTCGTCGCCCTTGCCGCACAACTGACAGCGGCGAAACGCGAGCGACCATCGGCGATCGTACTCCGGTAGAGGAATCTGTCGCCGCCTCTGCGCACTACCCTTGCCGTTGCGCATTTGCCCTCGCTTTCATTTCCTTGTCGACGGCCGACAAAACTGCCGTGAGATGTTCGACCGCAAGCTGCAACCCGGCAATCTTCTGCAAGGCCCAACCCTCGAACGCCGTCGACCGTTCCGCGCTCCAGTGCTGTGCGATCTCTTTCCCATGACGGCGATGCATCGTTTCCCAATGCTCGGTGAATTCGTCCACGAGTGCGAGAGTACGATCATCGACCGCGCTCTCGACCGCCACCTGCACCGCCTTGCCGTCGCGGATCACAATCATGTGTCCCTCAGAGATCCAAGATCGGAATGTTGTGAGTACGGCACCAATCCACTTCAGCACGAGAACCCTCGCTTTCTTTCCAACGCGGCGCGCACGTCGCCGCGTCACAGCGCTCCAACAACTTCAAAGTCGCATCGAGCCACCATTGCTCGGTCAGTGTCCCGTTGAAATATCGGAACATCGTGTGCGGACACAACGGCACGAAACCACGCGTCGCCGCGCGCATCGAAACGATCTCGGCCTGCCGAATGTTGTTCTCTACCTCCCACGCGTTCGCGCCACGGTACGGGCCGATCACATACACGACGATCACCGACGCCATCTTGCCCCCTCCAAAATTTGATACCAACGAGGCGGCGGCCCCTGTCGCTTCGCCGCAGCCGCCACTAGCGACGCTTGCGCCTCTGACAGAAACGCCGACCCGTCGTCTTTCAAGTCTGCCCCTCCAGCCAACGCGGCTAGCGCGTCGCTCGCCTCTCGCGCTTTCCAAATCGACGCGAGCCGATCGATCCAATCCTCGACAATCTCCTTGCACGCCTTACGCCGAGCCCGGTCGCACACGAGCCCTTGCGACCACGAGCACAATGACGAATAGATCACCACACCCCGAGCGATCGAAAGGGGAACGCCCCTAGCCGTGAGTCTCGTCGCCACGAGCTTCACTTCGTCGCACATTTGCTCAAAAGGTTCTGACTTGCCGAGGTTCACTTCGCGTTCCTTCTCTTCAACTCTTTATCGACACAAACGATCCTTTGGTTCGCCCGTGCAATGCGGTTCTCTTCCGCTCTCAACACATCTCTCGCCACTTTGCAGCGCCGCCGCGACAAGCGGAGCACAAACTGCGCGCCCCCTTTACACATGCGCAGTTGTGACTTGGTCATTCGCACGAGATCGATCACGGCCCCCCCGCCGGTGGCGCGGCTACCGCCGCTTTGGCCTCTACTTGCAGCGTGCGGCGCATCTGCGCCTCGCACAACACAGCCAAACTCGGACCATACGGGTCCGATTCTAATATCGCGCCGCTCACCTCTGCGTGGGCGTCGGCTAGGCGTTGCACCAACGCGAGCCATGCAGGATCGCGTTTTGATTGTTGCTTACGTTGCTTGGTCATAGATTCCTCACGCTGCGGGCTTCAACTCTGTTGCAGTTTTCCCGGTCTTCCTATGCTTCAACCTCCACGTCAAAGGCGCGCGACGCGGCAGCAATCGCCGCCACCACGCCTGTCGCTCATCGACGTCATAGTAGGTCTTTCCTCCATCACACGAAAAGCAAGAGCATTGCCGCCTGCTCTGATACATGGCAGGGTCGTTTGTTCCGCCATACTTCGACACGTCCATCCACTCATCGGGGTTGTCTGTGAGCGGCCCGAGTGGTTTGAAACGCGCCACGATGCCAAAGATTCTCAACGTCTGATGCGCTGAAAACCCGCTGTGCCCTTGAGCGGCAAACACCCGCACGAGATCCTCTACTGCCTTGCCGAGCATTCCGGCATAGTCGCTGTCGTTGTCATACAAGCCCACGGATCGCATTTCTGCTACTGCATGTTCTACCAAGCTCATGTCTTCACCTTTCCTTCTGGGCCTCGACCTGAGAAGGCCCCTCGTAGGTTTTCCAGTTCCGTGCTGTCGTCATTACATCGATCAGCGTATTCGACCATCGCCTTCGCCGCTTTCTCTACTGCTCGCAACCGCTCCGCGTCG